AATATCATTGAATTCAAACCCATCTGTCGTATACGATATTTGCTTTCCGTCTATTGTATCTACAGAATAATAGTTTCCAAAATTGATTTTATTTTTAAACATTCTATATTTGTTAATCAGTAGCTTATTTAATGAATTAGTATCATATTGTAGGTTCTCTGATTTTTTATTAGTTGTTTCAAATAGTCCTCCAAGTTCAAGCCCCTCTTTAATCGCATACGTATTTAGTTCTTTATCCAGACCATTTTCTAGTACAAATTGTCTTGAGTCTATATTTTTTTTCAACATAGAAATCATTGTGTTGAATTTTCTTGTTGACTCAGAAAATCTCTCATTTGCCTGATGTGCAGCTGAATGACCTCTCTCTGGATTAACAACTTTAAATGCATCAAACGCTGTTACTAATACATCATTTAGATTAGCTATTGCGTTAGCATCAATATTAATAGTGTTTAATGGTGCAACTTGAGAGCCAGCTTCACTTATTTTTGTTTCAGAGGCATTTGCAAACTTCCTATTAACACCAACTACTGTTGACTTCTCGTTTGCTTCATACTCTCCATATTTAAGTTCATATTCTCCAGTTGAATTCATAGAACCATAAGAGATGCCAAATTTTTCAATATTAGCTATTAGTCTTATTTTGTCAGATACAGGAATGTTTGATGCTTTGACAGTATCAATAAAAAATTCTCTAATAGCAAAAACATCACCAATTAATTTCATTGAAATTTTATTGTTCATTCTGAACTTCAATACATCGTCATAGACTTTCGTTAAGCTCTTATCTATAGAGTACACATCTTTATAAAGTTTAGTAAGCTGAAGCATTGTTTGTTCAGTAATCACTAAAGGATTATTGTAGAAATTATATTCATCTCTGTTGTCTTTAATTTTTTGAAGCCCTTTAAACCAAGTTGATAGCTTCACCTTGCTTCCTACTGCATAACCTTTTTTTGTGATATTAAATGCTTTATTGAATTGAGTTGTTTGGTACTCATTTAAAACAATATAGGCTTCAGGCACTCCGTTATTAAAGTTAACTTCTACAGGAACATTAATAATTCTTGCATCCTCTTCTTCTGTACCAAATATAGGGATAGCCACAGATGTTTGAGTTTTGGTACTAGAAGTATAAGCCTTTTTGGAAATCTCGGCTACCTCTTGACTTGAAGGCTCATGTCCTAGTTTTTTTATCTCTCTTGCAATCTGATTTTTAATAGATAATAATTTTGAACCTATAGCTATTTGCTCGATAGTTTTCCCAACTTCTTCTATTCCATTAGCTTCAATATCTGCTTTTTTATACAGCATCTCTTTAACTATGTTTATATTGAATGAATTTAACGCAGAGGCAGAACCTGCTCCATATCCAGCTCCTGTTGTTGGGGTCTTCACAGTTGATCTTTTTAGGTAATTTGCTAAATCATTATTTATTACAGAATCAAATAGTGGTACAAAGATACTATCAAAATGCTTGCTTATTGTCTTAGGAGCTTTTTCCTTAATCTTCTTAAACATATCTTGTTTTGTGTCAAACAGAAGAGTTACTGATTTTTTCAATAGCTCTGCAACCTGCTCATATGCATCATCTATCCCACTATCCTTAATATCTCCATGAGTCACTTCTTCAAAATCTTTGCCAGTTTCTTCCATCACTTTTTTAACAGCATCATCTTCTTTTGACAGAACGCCAGTATAATTATGAACAAATCCGTTTGATGTCATCTGAATAGAAACACCAGAAGTAATACCGTCAAGCTCTAGGATTGGCTCTAGGCCACTTATTTCTTCATATGATTCATTTTGCTTGTTGTGTTCAATAACGTCAAACAATGTTGTTAGTGCTCTTAACGTTGATAATCCCTCATTGTCTCTTGAGAATGTTGCAGTATCTTTATCTATGTCAATAGTACCATCATCTGATATAGAGATACCATCAAATGCATCTTTTAGGTCCATGTCAATTATATTGATTGATGAAACTAGTTCTTTAAGCGTTTTTGCATCTTTGTTAAAATAGATATAATTAGAGATTAATTCCTCTAAAGCTTTTCCATCGCTCTTCTTATCTATATCGATTCCTATTTGTTGAGCAATACCAAGCATCATTGTTTCAAAATTATCTTTAGTTAATGTGAACTCAAGATCGTCTTCGGCTGCTAATATTGATCTATGAACTTTATTTGAATAAATATCAAGTTTGCTGTCAACATACAATCTTCCTGTTGAAGTTATTACATGTCTAAGGAAAATCTTTAGTCTTTGTGCTTCTGGCACTGACATTGATGCTTCATTTAGTTCAGATGCATATTCATCTATCACATTGAAGAATTCAGCTACAGTATCAGATTTTCCTTTTTTCTGAATATATTGTTCTATTCTTAGGTTATCGATATCATCTATTTCTTCATCAGTATATGCGCCAGATGCTATCATAAGATTCTCTTTTGCCTCCTCATTAACACTATCTCCACCTTTTGTGAATAGTCTAGTAAAAAACTTATTTGCATAGTAAGGCTTATTTGACTTTCTCTTTGCATCTTTATAAGTTGATGAATTCTTAGGAAATTTAGTCATTCCTTTTTGCTTTGGTTCTAAAATTTCATGTTCTTGTTCATTTTGTTCAAAAATAGGCTCTTTTACCTCAGCATATCTATTTGCTGTTTTTGCAATAGCAGACACAACTTTTGTATTTTCTTTAAAAATACTATTTTGAATAATAATTGTTCTGTACGACTGACCACTATAATTTGATACGACATTCTCAGCCTTAACTATTCCAGTACTAATTAATCTATCTAGTACCAACATACCTAATGACGTATGAAAAATATTCTCAGATTCAATGTTTGTTGCATTTTTAAGATTTAATTCTATACCTGCAACATCTGCAACCATTGAGCCAATTCTTTTAATTTCCTCAGTACCAACAAATGTTCTTTCTTCTTTATTGAACCTATATAAGTCTGAATAGAATTCATTGTATTTAGCAGAATCAACTTCTTCAAACCCATCAAGACCTAGAATTCTAGCTAAGCTATTTTCATCTTGTTTGGTACTAGATGACATATTCGATAATAATTCCAAACTCATATTGTTAATGATTTTATGTAGTGGGTTTTTGTCAGTGATAACAAAACCTTTTCCAGAACTAGCATCGAATAATGTTTTCAATGGAGCAACATTGCTTGATGCTAAAAATATTCCACTAGTGAACAAATTGTCCTTGATTGTGTCTTTCATTATATTAATAGTGTCATCATCAACAAGTGTTTTTAGATTTTCTTTTATGTTTGGTACTGTAAGGACATCATCTTTTGTTTCAGCAGAAACAAGACCATTGAAAATGTTTAGAGTTTTTTCTTTAATCTTTTTGGCTTTAACCATAAAGTTAACTTTGCCATCATCATTCTTTGGAGAATTGGCAAAAGATATAAAAGCTAATTTGTTTCCATGATAATCAGTTTCAACAGTTCCATCTTCTTTTAACACATATGGAGTGTTTTCTTCGGCTCTTAGTATGTTTTGGTACTTAGATAATAAGCCAATAAAAGATTTATCACCAATAAGTCCACTATCAATCATATAATTTATTTTAGCAATAACAACTAAGTTATCTAAATTAGCTAATACTTCAAGCTTTTCTTCTAGTTTCATAGAATCAAATTGGACGTATTCTTTAATAAACTCTTCAAAGGCACGTTCATCTCTCAAATCAAATACTTCTTTTTCACCAAGCTTAGCTCCAGCAAATTGCGGAAGTTTGTTCCCAACATATTCTTCGATAGATTCTTTTAGAACCTTCATAGAATCAGATATAGTAGTCGAGCTTGCAACACTATCTATAAAAGTCGATAGCCTACTGCTTTTCTTCGATGTCTTATTTTTCAGTCTCACAAACTCTTCATATAGTTCATTGTTAAACTGTTTAGCTTCTTTAGCAGTACCAACATTGTTGTCTTTAAACGTATATAGAATGTCAAGCAGTCTGTTTACATCTTTCTTGCTTAATCCATTTGTTAGGGTATTAAAATCAATATTTGATTTTTTATCTTTGGCATTAAGGTCTTGAAATTTAGTTTTGCTTTTCAGGAAAGCCTTTAACGATTCAATAGATTTTTGAATGAAAGATATCTTTCCATATTCACTTTCAGTATTATTGTTAATAATATTGTTTATGTGCTCTATCGTCTTATTGTATTTGTTGGTACTAGATTCTGAAACCACAATAGGCTCTTGTTTAGACTCTTGTTTTGTAGGTTCTGTCTCAATCTTTATTTCATCATCTTCTTCCTTGATAGACTCTGATTCTGCATTCTGTTTATCTTGTTTCTCTTGAGCAGGTTTCTTTTCTTCCTCTTTTCCTTGCTTAGCTTCTTTGTTAGTGTCTTCATTGCCAGTAGATTCTTTGCTTGACGTAGACTTATCTGTTTCAGGTTTAGGTTCAGATTCAGGTCTTGTTTCTGTTTTAGGCTCTTTCTTGGTTTCAGCGTTTTTGTCTTGTTTAACTTCCATTAAGCTATCAACTATTTTGTGTGAACCATCTCTTACGGAAATTGTTTCGTTTTGCTTTTTGCTAAACAGATTAGTTAAATCTATATACTTAAAGTTTTTGTCTGTGAGTTGTTCTTTTCCGCTTTTATTTGTATATCTGTGGAATTCAAATCTTTTAGTATCTTTGTTGAAGCCAGTTATTGAATAGTAGTGTGAGCCAAATTTAATAAAAGTTCTTCCAATTCCAGACTCATCAATAAAGTAAGCTGCTTCTCTTAAATTCTTACCGCTCTTTGTTTTAAAATTAAAGATATTGCCAAGAATCATACCAGCTGAGTCTTTATAATCAGTACCAACTAAAGTATCAACAACATCTTGATATGTAGCCTCTTTATAAACTTTGTTTTTGTTGTGGCCATCAAGTTGATAGATTACAGATTCACCATTCTTCTTAACTCCATTTGTTGCAATATTTCCACCAATACGAACTACGTTACTAGGAACATCTTTTTTATTATTGTTGGTACTAATGTTATCTTTATTATCTACAGCCTCTTTCTTCATCTCTTCTTGAATCTGAGTTCTTTTTGATTTGGTACTAGATTCACTATCTTTAGTTCTATCTGTATTTTTGTTTTCCTTAGGCGTAAGCTTTGGTACTCTTTTTGAATAGAGCTCTTCAGCTATTTCGTCATTAAGTCCGAATTCCTCTTTGATCAATTCTTTGTTTGCTAAAGTTCTCATACTAACATCATTCAATCCAGCATACAAATCTACAAGTGCAGGAGAATCACCATTGTTTTCAGTATACAATTTAGCAATCTCTTGAATAAATTTATTCTCTAGTGACTGCATCTCCTCTTGTGTCTTGTATGGATTAGCTTCTGTCTTAGAAGAACCTTTCTTTTTTGTTAAAGAATTTAACCCTTCAGAATCTGGCTTGTATGAATCAGTACCGCTTACTGTATCAACTGATTTTGCAATTCTTGATTTGATAAAGTTAGCAAACTTTTCATCATTTTCAAATTTGCCAGATGCTGCATCTTTTATATAATCGCTAAGAGATAATCTTCCACCTTCTCCAGTACCACTAAGCATATCCATTAGAACAGCTACTGACTTATCTGTTAAAGTCTTGTTGTTGCTAACAATAAAGTCTCTAGCTTCTTTAGCTATTGTCGCTAATGCTTTTACTGATTTGTTGTCAGAACTTGTTAGCTCTGCAAACTCTCCAAGCATATTGTTTACAGCTGTAACATAAGATTTCTTAGTACCATCACTTAGAGAGCCTTGTGTTTCTTTTTCTTCAAGTTCAGCAGCTTTTTTCATTAATCCAAAAATATTTGTATTTGCTATTGCGTACCCAACATAATCTTGAAGATGCTTTCCTGTTCTTTCAGATGTTCTTGGTTCTGCTTTTGCTAACTCTGTTAATATCTTCAAAGATTCTTTTGCAGTGTAATGAGTAGCTAATGTTTGCATTAACATATTAGTAAATCTCTGTCTATAGTCTTTTACGCTCTTAGCTTCGTTAGTGTTCCCTGACTCTGCTATTGATTGAAATGCATCTATAACGTTTACAGCTAACTTATTTCTAATATTAGTTTTATCAACACTTGTAGACTCTTCATTAAGGAATTCATCTATAGTATCTCTAGTTGTATCGATAACAGCTTTCTTAACTTCTTCTATATGAGCTTTATCTGCATCTTCAGGAACATTCATCCAGTCTTTTGATGTGTCTTCATTTAATAGCTCAGGAGTCACTAAATCATGACCGAATGTATTTTTAGCAACATCACCAGATAGAGCTTCATCTTTCTTCTCAACTGCATTTCTTATTCCACGTGAAGCAGCTGTGACTCCAACACCCATAGCTCCACCCTGAACACCAGCGTATACTATTTCACCAAGAGACTCTTCAAGTAGTTCAACAAATGTTCTATCTTTTGTTTCTCCGTTTTGGTACTTAATAGCTATTATGTCAACAGCTTGGTCTAGCATCTCAGCCGTAGCTTCTGGAAGGAAGTGTACCCCAACAAATTCAGCACCAACAGCCATGTGCTTAGCTACAGTAGCAGCTACATTAAATGCAATACTTTTTTGTAGAGCTTCTGGAACTTTAATTAAAGATTCTCCAGCAGTAGATCTAGCAACAGCATTAGTTAACTCATCAGGTGTTAATGTTTTCATTGCTTCTTTTGTTTTGGTACTGATAGCAATATCATTTTTACTGTTTTTTATCATAGAGATAACCTTTGTAGGCTCTATCTCTTTACCAGCAATTCTTCCACCTTTGAGCATTAACTCCATTGCACCATATTGTATTAACTGATTTGCAAATTCAACAGCATATGCAGCAGATAATTCTTTATATGTTAAAGCCTCTCTTTCTGACGAATCTTTTCCTGCATAGTTTGCTCTTTTATCCAATCTGTTATTGAGTTCGACAGTGGCCATAGATAATGCTGTAGTGATTACGCCTGGAACTGTAGAGCCGACAGCTGCAACTCCACCAGCAGCAACAGCCATATACGGTACAGATTGAGCTAGCATTTGAGGTCCACCAAGATAGATTGATTCTATTCCTGCTCCAAGAATTTTTAGAGTATCTCCAGTCTCCCAAGCTTCATTCCATACGGCTAATGCTTTATTTGCATCCTCTGGATTGTACCCAACTATATCATCTGCTCTTCTTTCAAGTTTTTCCCCAAGCTTATTTACAGATGTCCCCTGAGGAGATACAACCTTTATAAACTTACCAGTAAGATTAACAACTGAAGATAGTAGTGCATCAAACGATTCAAAAGTCTCTTCTGTTTGTAGAGTAGTATCACCTGTTTTTGAGAGATTTTGAATTAATTTATTTCTTATCTCATCAACATTCATAAAGCCTTTGATTGATTCAATAGTACCAAACGTATCATCTCTTAGTGACTTCTCATCATCGCTAGATACCATTGTTGAATATCCGCCTTCAAGCAATTTTTTTGATGTTTTTCCAGTACCAACAGTTTTGCTAACTAAAGATGATACATCCATTACTGACTTGTCAAGCATTTTGGAATCATCTAGAGTCGTTGCTAACTCTTTTTCTTTCTGCAATTCAATAAGCTGGATTTCTTCACTATCTGATAAATCTTGCTTATTCATAAGCTCATCTATCTTTGTGTCTACGTTATCTATATGATTCTTTGCCTGAACAGCTTTTAATTTATCTTTTGCATATTGAGCAGTGTCATAATCTATACCAGCGCTATCAACAACTATATTGTTGTTTTCATCTTTTTGGTACACAGTACCAGATTCAGATATGTAAGAGTTTGCACCGTACCCATCCATATGTCTTTGAACAGATTCAGCTTCACTTGATTCAGTACCATCTATAGCTGCAATGTCTGTTTTGCTGAAAGCATTTTCGTCTTTAGCTAAGTACCCAAAGAGTTCTTTATCATAAGATTCTCTTTGAGCAGTAGCTTGTGCTTGCTTTTTAACTTTATCCGCATTCATTAATTCATAAAGTAATTCTTGACTTGACATTTTATTTATCGCCTTTATTTAATTTTTCTAGTTCTTGAAGAATACCCATAAGATTTTCAACTGTTGGCTCAAAAGAGTTTCCTGTTTTGCCAAGAGTATTTACACCAAAAGCTATTGATTGCTTTTCTGCTTTGGATAATCTTTTTTTATTGTACAGACTAATTGCTTTATTTAACAATTGCTTGCCGCTATCATCCATCTCTGGAAGGTCTATACCTTTATTTCTTGCATGATTTACAAACTCAACAAGCTTTGGTCTATCTTTTCTTGGCTTTGTTTCTATAGGACCACTCTTCTTCATTGTTACCATCATTGGACTATGAATTATTGCTGATTTCTTTTTTGCAACATCAGCAAAAGATTTAGCTATAGCATCAAGCTCTTTTTGTTGTTTGGTACTAAGAGTTTTGTAGTATTTACTATCTATCCCTATAGCCTTCTTAAATGCATCAGGTGTTATATTTGTTGGCGACATACCATTCGAGATAATGTCTGAGGCTTTAGCAATAGCTTTAGTATATACACTCTTAACTTTTTTAAACTGATTCTTTTTGAATGAAATTGAATTACTATTATTTGGATTTAAACTATCTAACACCGAAGATGCTTTATCTGATGGTCCAATGGTCATAAGTGTTGGTACATCTTTAATCGTTCTGTTTCGATAAGTTCCTTCGTCTTTAATTTCTTTTGTTTTTCCACTAAACGAGAAAGCACCACCGCTTCCAGCTGCCATCGTCTTTGTATTGTTGGTACTAAATTTAGTCTTAAACTTGTCAAATGCATCATCCTCGCCAACAACAGCAACTGACTCATCAAGTTCTGCTTTGTGCAAAGAATCAATAGATTGGTTAATCATACTTTTCTTTTCTTGCTTTGTTTTAGAGTAGAGAGATACGATTGAACCTCTAAGGCTTTTGTCAACTATTCCTTCTTTGTTCAGCCATTCATTCACATCTTTTATTGTGTTTACGTCTTTTGAATTTAATAGTTCATCAACCTTTTTTACTTGGTACTTTTGGATATCACCCATAAGTTTTGGATTGTTATCTACGGCTGATTTAGCAGCTGTCACAGCTTCTTTTTCTGTTAGGCCATATTGGTCCTTCAACTTTTCAACAAGACTGCCTGAAGCTATATCTTGAACATTTGTTTTGTAGCTATTTCCAAGTTTTTGCAATTCAGTACCAACAATTTCTTTTGTATCAGTACCAGCCATATAATCATCAATCCTCTTGACAATCATTTGTTTTTCTTTTGGCTTATACGTATTATTGATAAGTATGTTCTTCTTTAATTCATTTAGTTTTTGCTTGGTACTAATTGGGTCAGAAGTTGTATTGCTAACAATCATAGAATCGGCTTCTTTATAGATAGCTCTTGATATATCTTGGTCAATAATATGTCTAAGGTTTTTAGCTACACCTTCTACATCAGAGGTGTTTCCTGCTGCTGCTTGAGCTGAAATATAAGATGTATACAGTTTGTTTAGTTTGTCTCTTTTTTCACTAAAGGTACCATCACTTTTAATAATCTCTTCTTTGGTACCATCTAATTTCAAATTATTCTCAAGTGAAGCTTTCTTGGAGATAAGCCTTTCTTGTTCTGCCATATATTTTGCATTAATGGAATCAATATTTGATTCTTTCTTGTCTGGTAATGCATTGATTATATTTGCTACTGCTGAATTTACATTTGCTGAGGGTTTGAGGTCTTTGTATGATATAACACTCATATTTGTTTCCTTTGTGTTTAATATGAGTGTTATTATATCTTAGTTTGTTTTTTCTGAATGAAGTTTATATTTTTTAACTTTACGTTGAGGTTTTCCTGAAATCTTTGCATCGTTTCTTGCAATAACTTCATGAAGTCTATTTAGCTCTTGTTTTTTAAGATCTACATTTTCCCAACCTTGAGCATTGGCGTCTTCTATTGCAGATAGCTCTCTTTTCTTAAGAGCTGTGTTAACACCTGTTTGGAATACATTGAATCCAAGATTTGCTGCTCCTAGGCCTAGCTTGATCCCTTGTCCGTATTTATCAAGGAAACCTAATTCTTTTTTATTATATAGCTTATTGCCTATAATTGTGGTACTAATTCCTTGTTTTCTATAGTCTTCAACAAGGTTTCTTAATTCCTCTGTATTGTAATTATCTATATTTGCCAATTGTGTGTATTCTGATCCATTTGTTCCAGTGAATCCAATAGGACTTGATTTGTTTAGCCCTTTATTGAATAATGAATCAAAGTTTTCATCTTCTGGAAAGCTCATTGCTCTTATCCCATAACTTTTACAATGAACGCAGGAGCTGTAAAAGCTTCATCAAACACACCCATTTTTGTAGTAACTTTTCTGTACCCTTGATAAGTTATTTCTTCAAGAGACTTAACGAATGGCTCAGGAACTTCAATTTCTTTGTTAAATGTAATAGGAAATCTAAAAGTACCATACTGATTAATAATTGTATGCATGTAAGAATCTCTAGAATCTTCTGGATTCATTCTTGTAACAATAATTTTTACTTTCTTTTTGAATCTTTCCTGTACTGATGCAATTCCACCAGCATTTTTTACTTTGTGACTTCTGTCTTCTGATAGCTTTGCAATTAAAACAGCTCTAGTATCTTTGTCTGTAAATTCAATACCTTCTTTTGTACATTCTGTTCTTAGTTCGCCAAGTGTGAGTTTTTGTAGTTTTTTTGTTTCCATATTTGGATCTCCTGTTGTTTTATGATTTGCAGATTATATCATAAAACTTTTTCATTAGTGCCTACCACAGGAGAATGAATAGGCACTAAGTTACTCTGAGATGTTATGCGATAGGAGTTACAACTTCCATAACAGCAAGAGATTCAGGTTTAGTAATTACAGATGCATAACGGAATTTGAATGCAATATAACCACGTTCACCAATTGGGTTTGTACCGTCAATTTGCTCAGGGAATTGAGTATAAATCATATGTTTTGTTTTACCTTGTAAACCAACAGTAGAAATAGCATCTTGAGACATTACAACGATAGGAGCAACATCATATTTCCATTTATCATCATCGTCCTCGTCTTGTGATGACCAACAAGTGTTTGATTGGTTCTCACCATCATCGTTAACTAAATGTCCCTGGTGCTTGTACTCAGGTAGTAGTTCAGAGAATAAAATGCGGAAACGTCCAATACGTCCGATTTCTTCAAGTCCATCCATCACCATGCGAACTGAAGGGTCTGGGTACTCTTCAAAAGATTGGAATTCAGGGAATAAATCTTTATTGATTAATGCATTATGCATACGTGTACCAACAACTACATAGAATGATTTTGGTACTGGCTTAGTTCCAATTTTGTTTTGACCAGCAATAATGCGTGCCATAGGTTTAGCTTTGTTCTCAATTAGAGTACCATAGACTTTAGTAGTTAGTGCTTCTGTTAATCTATAGTTTTTAGCAGTGCTATCGTCAGTACCACCAAGATCACCACGAGATGTTGCATCCCCACCGTAAACTTTGAACGTAGAAGATAAAATATCTTTCATAATTAAGTCATTGTAAGCAAGGTTCATTTGCTTAGTAACATCTTCAATTGTAAGAGCTCTAACTGCATCTTCAGAGTAAGTTTCTGCATCTTCTGTTAATTCTACGATACCAGCAAATTTCTTCATGCGTGTTTCAAAAGTAACTTTACGGAATGTACCAAGTTGGTAGATGTCTGACTTGTTATAAACACCTTCTTGAGTTACAGTCATACTTTGAAGTTTGCTATCAATATCTTTCATATCACGTGCAGAAATATAACCACCATCTACACCAGCATAAGATCCATCATCAGCAACAACATTTCTATAGATTGACCAATAGTAAGTAGAAACTTTAAAAGTCTCACCTGACTTTTGTTTCATCATGTCTTGAAAGTTACAGAATTTAGAAAAGCTAAAATCTTGATCGATTGTTCTTCTAGCAATTCTTGAGTAAAAAGTCTGTACTTGCATACCTTGTGTACTATTACCGCTAGTACTATCCTTTGAGTATACGTAAATAGCCATTGTGACTACCTCCAAATTTTATTTTATTTTTTGAAACTTAACTAAAAGCTTAGCTTCATTGTACCATCCGTAGATGGTACTAGAAACTAAAATTGTTCTGTTACATTTTTATAATATGCTTCAAATTCTTCATCTGTCATCTCTTCAACAGACTTTACTTTGGTACTTGCTGGTTTTCTGCCTTTGGTACCAACAGAAGCTTTTTTGCGTTTAATAGCTTTATCATCAGAAGCTTTCTTCTTCTTGCTGATTTGCTTCTTTTGTGTGCTTTGGTACTCTTCTCTATAAGCATCATAAGCACTAACTAATGCATCAAGGCTGTTAGCACCAAGAAGTTTATTCTTTGTGTACTGTCCAGAGATCTTGTCAAAGATACCAGTATCAACCATATCTGCAACATATTTTAATGCATCTGGGTTTTCAAATAGTTTTCTTTTTGATTCAGAGTCAAAATCTTGTTTGATTAGACCTTCGAAAGTATCGTAGTTTTTAGACTTTTCAATATCACTTAGGATTGATTTTACTTCAATCACATTTTGATCAGCTTTATATTCGTTTGGAACATAATCCTCTGGATCCACATCTTCTATATCATCTAATGATACTTCTGAATCTTTTAGCAGCTTGGCTAATGCTTTTGGATTTCCTTTTTTAGCTTCAACAAGTAAATATAAGTCTTGCTCAGATAATCCCTGTTCTCTAATCCCCTCAAGGATAGCTATGTCTTCTTTGCTTTTGTCATATTTAGACTTTGTCTTTAATCCAGTTTCAGCCAATTTAACAAGCTCTTCTTCTGAATCAATCTCAATCTCTTTACCGTCTACAATGATAGTTCTTTTTGGTACCACTTCAGTATCAGGCTCATCGTCAGATTCAGGTTCTAATTCTTCAGTAGACTCTTCCTCTTTTTCAGGTTCCTCTTCAGATTCTTCATCTTCATATTCGCTTTCATCTTCAGTACCAAACTCTTCTTCATCTTCAGTAGTTTCTTCTTGTTGGTACTCAATAGAGTCATCTTCATATTCAGAATCACCTATGTCATCCATTCTATCTAGTGAAGCTTCTTCACTAGATAAAGCGTTATCATCAATACTATCAAGCTTAATTGGTTTAGACATTGTAGAACCCTGCCTATCTTAAAACGTATCTAATATTTTCAAGATAGTTTTTGAATGCCATTGCATTTAGGATTGTCTCAAAGTGTTGAGGTCTTTGATCTGGAGCTAAAGAAGCCAACTGTGCAGAATCCATTACTAAGTCTTTAGTGTATGTATCAACTAATAATTTAAAATCTTCATTGTCGTCTAAACGCACTAACGCCTCAGCTAATAACTTCTCTTGTTCATTGTACTCAGCTTCACCTATCGCAGCTTTAAACTCATTGATCTCGTTAACATTATTCATTTTTCTTCTCCTGTGTTTTAATGTTCGTCTAAAATAGTACCATAAAAAATAAATTAAAGCTAACCTGAATAGGCAGCTTTAGTGATTAGGTTATCTCTATCAGCATTTGCTTTAGCTGTTATAACCTCTCTTTGTTCTTTTGCATCAATACCATATTTCTTTCTAACCGCAGATATATTTGTATCAATTGCTTTTGCTTCTGCCTCTCTAGCTTTAGCTGCTTTAAGATTAGCATCTGCTTGTCCAGACTGAATAGAAGAACCTATTGCTTGTATTTCAGCTTGAAGCTTTTGAAGTTCAAGTTGTTTCATTTGCTGCTCAAAAGGATCAGGCTCTGGTTGATACTGCTTAATAGTCTCAGCAAAATCAGGCATCTTTTTAAGTCTAACTATTTCACTCATAATCAATCTAGTTAGTTCTTCAGGCATTGATTGTCCAAGTGTTTGAAGAAGGAATGACAATTCGCTCGCTTTAACTTCATCTGTATGTTGGGTACTAATATCAATCATGAAGTCGTTTCTGTGCTCAGAATAATCTTTCTCAACATCAACATAATCAACACCTGTAATATCCTCTATTTGGTTTCTGTCCATATACTCATACATGTACCCAATCCATTTTCTGAACATTGGCTTGATTAGATTGTCGGATATATTAATGACCATGTCTAATTCTCTTAATGCTAAGGAATTTAGCTGTCCAGCTTTTCCTGCTTGAGAACCATAGATTCCTTGTGAGCCTTGCCCTCCTTGAGCTGGTACCACACCTGAAGTTAAGTTTGATTCAGTATCTATCTTATCAAGCATTCCAAATACTTCGTTTGGAATTCTGTTGTATTGCCCTTTGTATGGAGTAAAGTTGCTTCCATTAAAATGAAACACTTTTCCATCAATATATCTCTCTTCTTCTTTAGGAGATAGCATGCCTTTTGGGATTCCTATTTGTGTGCTATTGGATAAAGCGATATTGTCAAAGATTCCCCTATACAGGGCAGTCTTCACATATTGATAATCACTAAGCATATCTACCATACTTTTACCATATAACGTGTGCGGCTGTCTGTAGCATTGATTGATTATAAAAGGTATCTTTCCATCTGGATATGGATTTTCATCTAGCCTTATTAATGTAGTACCAATAAAGCAAGCAACAATATTATGAAGCTCACCATCTAGTTCAACAGTACCCCAATATTCATACATAGATAACTTTTTACGTTTGTCATCTTCAAAGTTTGAAATTAGATTATCTCTATTGAATTCCAAATCAAACACAGATGTTGTTGCTGTCTGAGATATCAAATCGTTATGGTCTTTGTTTATTTTATCTAGGTTGAAATAGATTCCATCTTTTTCCAATTCATTAATTGATACTTCTTTCTTAGTACCAATAAAAGTTATCTCACTATTTTTTGTTGCTGTTGGATCTATAAAACAGTTTTCTATTTTATATAGTTCTGATGTTGGTACATTCACTATTGGTACTTCAACTTCTGTTTCGGCTATATCTATCACTTGATTTGTCAATGGGTCTTTAACTTCCTCTTGAACAATCTTTGTTTCGCTCTCGTAATCCCAACCAGTTCTTATCACTGTAGTACCATCAATGAGTAGAGCGTCAAGATAGTCTGTCATAAAGTTATATCTATCAAACTTTTTAATATAGAAGTGGTTAACTAACTTTTCTGTTTGAACAGTTTGGTCTCTTTTTGACATAGCATTTGGCTGCAATCTAACGATTGTATCATTAGAAATAAAAGGATTTTTATATTGAGCTTTTGCCCATTCAATCTGCTTAAACACATCTCTGCTTATATAGTTAGATACACCTGTTTTGGTATCTAATCTTCCTTCATAAATGTCTCTCATATCTGACACATATTTATCAATCTCAGTTTTTACTGGAAGACAATCTCTCAAATCCTTAGAGAGAGTGTCAACTATTTTTAGTTGTTCTTCGTGACTCATATTTTCAATAGAGTTTTTTAACTTGCTCATCATTTATCTCCGCTTTAGGTAATTGCAACATTATATCAGGAATAGATGTCGTAATGGAAGGCAGCTCAAATACAGTGTCGAAATAAGTATCTATTTTTTTAAATGGGCTTAACATAAAAGGATTTAGCAGTTCATCGAGTTCTCTTTGAAGGTCTCTGTCTTCCTTTTCTATTTCTTTTTTTTCAGTTAGCTGTTTTTTAAACTTATCGTTAAACATTTGTTCTGTATAAATACTGTACACATCTACCGCCATGTTTCCCGCATGTATGGCTGATGACATATTAAAGCCTTGCTTATATATAGAGTATCCACCTGCACCAAGCGAGGCTATAGTTAGCCCTATCTGTAAATTACTGTAATCATTACTATGCATCTCAGTTCTGTATTGGTTGGCCATCATTCCTGTTAGGGCCATTGCCGCTAAATATGGATTTCCAGATGCTAATGCGGCAATAGTACCAACGCTTGAAAGTGCAAACTGGAACGCTCTACCATCAGCTGTTGCCATAAAAGATATATCAACTTCCTCTTCTGTAACTACATACAAACATAAATTCTTAAGTCTAAAATCTGTTAACGAAAATGTATTGTTTGGTACTGTATTTTCATTGCCATATACAGATGATGATATTTTGTAAAACCCAGAGTTATATGTTGGTACTGGAATTGGTACTCTATCGACAATAACCTCCGCAGGACCAGAACCTGGCAAAAACAAGTTGTGAACTTTACACTTAACATCACCATCGTCAACATAAAACCTTGCAGCAAAGTAGCTTTCAAAATTTTCTGGCTTGCCAACAAGATTGAATAGTTCTGTGTACCCAATTAAATTATCATATGTTGCACCAAGAGTCTTTTCAATTAACGGATCATCTTTCTTCGCTGCATATGTAATAAATGCATATTTAATTTTGTCATCTTCAAGGATACCAGCCATGTTGTTGATATCTATACCAAGCGATTTTAAATACGCTGAATATTGCGTACCAGGTTTTATAATAAAATCAGTTGATTCAACTTTTACTGGAAGAAAAAGACTTGTTGGCTGGATGAAGTAGTTAGAAGCAAGATCTCTATGTGCAGCAGTACTAATACTATATTCATGTACCAATCCGTCGAATTCTACATGGTAATTTGAAAATTTAGTTGGGATAGTACCAATATCAAAAAAGCAATCACCATCTTTAAATAGGATATATTCTTCATTGCCATCAATATCAAATGCTATCTCTATTGATGCATAATAGTCACCATTTCTTGTCTTTATATAATCACCATCTAGTATTGGACTATAAAATGTATCATCATCACATTTACATTTGTATTGGTACACATTGTAATTGTATTCTTTTAGCGATGATTTTATCTTTACACTCTGCTCGTTTGAGTTATTTGATTCAAGCATAGAAAGAATAAATTTTACTCTAAGTTGATGCTCTTCAACCTCTTCTGTATCTTCTATATCTCTATAGACATTTGTAGCCTTCTTGACATATGCTCTATAGTACATTTTCTCAAACACATCCAAGTATTGATTATCTTTTCTTAACGTGTAAAACCCTTTGTTTGCTTGACTAGTGGCATTGTCCCAAGTGTATATAGGTTTCAAAGAGTCAATCCTTTTTGGATTATTGTTTGACGCCTCCTGCATAAAAGTACCAACTAGCACTTTCGTGCTATCATCACCTTCAATAATCTTATTTGACAGCATCTTGCCTGCTGTCGCTGACTCATCAAAGAGTGGTACAAAAGAAGAAGCAAGGATTGTTTTCTTTTTATTTTGAAACAATCCAAACTTCTTATTGAAAGCCTTCCATCCTCCACTGATATTCATTGTTTTGTACCTATGTATTTATTAATGAATTATACAGGTCAGACACATTTGCATCAGATGCTATGCTTAGCATAGTTTCTGTTTTTCCAGCTGAATAAGCAACACCCCATACACCAATAACAGTCTCAAGAGCCTTCTGCTTTACATTGTCATCAAAAGCTTTTGTCTGTCTTGTTGTTAATGCAGCTTGAGCATTATTAGCCATTGAACTAGCTTCCAATTGATCTCTTTGCTTAGGAAGTATAAAAGATAATTCATATGCTGTTTTATCTGTCATCTTGTTTTGGTACGCAATGTCTGATCTATATTTAGCTTCTTGAGCTGGTACCAATGTAGTCATCTCAAGATTAACCTTAGAAGTTGCAGTTTCCATATTCTTTATCTCTGAATCAATTTTTAGTTTTTGTGCAGGAAGAATATTTTCAGCATTGTATACAGCCTCTGGAGCTCTAGATGATTCTTGTATAATTATCTGCATTAGCTGAGCATACACGTCTGCATACTCAGTACCTCTTATTCTACCAGCTGTAAACTGATCATTAAGATCTGATATAACTTTGTCTTTAAGAGCATCATATGTCTCTTGTATTGTTTCATAATAACTCATTTTTTATCCTTTTGTGTTAAACATTAAAAAACAGATGTCCTCTGTCTTTAGTATCTAAGTGTACCCAACTAATCGGCTCGCCATTCTTTTTGTGTTCCAAACCTTTAATAGCCGGAAATTCTTCTTTATGTTCCTTTATGTGCTTTCTAACTTCCTCTGCCCCATAATCACTAAATATGATATCAAAGGCTTTGCCAAATGAGTGCATACTTCCTGAACTATAGTAAGGACTGCCTTCTGTTCTTATCCCAGACCAGTTACGATTACCGCCCCATTTCCAATTATTAATAGTCATTGTTCCTTTGTCAAATACTTCTTTTAGCTTGTCTAAATCTTTTAACAACCTATCATCTAACATGCTCCATAATTCATTTTCACTGTGTTTCTCATATAACTCTTTTGGTACCAACTCTTCAATCTTAAAGTACTTAGACTTGTAGTTGCTAACTAATTCCTTTGGATTAGCTGGAGAATGAAACACTTCTTTTTTTGGTACTGATTTGCCACCAAAACTAAGTTTAGGCTTATTCTTCATAAACTCGTGAAGTAGTCCTCTAAGTCCCATAATACTCACAACCATGCCTATAACTAGATAAATCCACCATTCGGGTATAAACTCCATTAGTTGAAACCCTCCCATTATATAGCCTTGTGCTGATGGTACAAATGCTAAAACTAATGGCGCTGTGAATACTGCTAGTATAAATTCATCTTTCCAAGACTTGTTCATAGACTGCATAGCTATCATATCTAGCTTAAAATCATTGTCTTGTGAAGCTCTCAACATGTCAATCTTAGCTTGTTGTGTTGCAACCTTAGCTTGTGTTTCAACTTCTAAGATTTTCTTTTTGGCTTCTGCCTCTAGCTTCTTCAATTCTTGCTTGCCTTTAAAGTGGTCTTTTACTCCATCTACTACGGTCTCTAAAATACTTAATCCAAACATTATTTATCCTTTAATTGAACTCTAGCTATGATATATTCTTTCTTCTAGTCTATGAATTCTATGTTCCAACTTCTTTATATCTGAGTTCATACACTCTTTTTGTGCTAAATATTCAGATATATGTGTAAATTGGTCACTTACGTCTTTTATTGTTACACTCTGATTTACAGCTTCTTTTAACGTTGTTATATCCGTGCCGTACCTATCTAATTTTCTAAACATAGCATCTTCTATTTTGTCATAATGCTCAAGTCTTCTAACATTACTCGTCATAAAGTCGTTTGCAATATCTATTTGGGCGTTCATTTTTTCCATTCTTTCCTCAAGTGCCGACACTTTAAATTTAGATACAACAAAGCTACCGTATATAGCAAATATAACCCCAACTATCTCTATTAATGTACTAACTTCCAAGTTCATTTAAAACCTTTAATGGCTTGATTTTCCACTCTTTAAATTTACTATCAAATTCGGCTCCAGTAGCCAATAATAAATCTAACGGGCTTGTTTTGTGTGGTACCAAGCACTTTAGTTCACTAATATCTAGTTGCTGTAATGCTCTTGTAGTTATTTCACTACAAAACCATTTTCGTTTATCTTGCTTAATCGGCAATGCAAAGCCAGATACACCAGCATAATCGTAACTTCTTCCAGCCAAACTAGTACAAAACAATCTTACAATTGCTTCACTAGCTCTGTCTGTTTCGCTAGGAACTCTTATCCAAGCTTTACCTTTTGGATTATGCTTTTTAAATCTTGCTTTATTTTCTCTTCCACTAGCAGAAAACATTAACCCATCGCTGAAAAGTATCTCTACGTGACTAGGAGCATACTTCCAATCACCGTTAAGCTTCCAAGATAGTGGAGAAGTCCACCATCTAATTAGTTTATCTATCCAGTTCCCTTTTTGATTACCATAAAAAATTAACTTCATTATAGCCCTTCAATAGATATGGAGCTAGCACCAACAATCCTCCAACAACCACTGCTATTGCATCATAGTGGTCAAAGTTTCCACTCTTTGTAGCGAGTTGGTAATACTCAATTCCCCAAGCTACAATAAATAAAACTGCAATAAAAATATACAGATTAATATTGAGGCTTAGCAATATAGATGACAAGACAACGCCGATTAAGGCGTGAAGTCTTTTATCCGATGGGATTTTTTCTGGGTATCTAAGAATTTTGTTTAACAATTTCGCCTACCTTTCTAACAGCTAATTCTAGTCCATCAATAATAGTTTCTACGCTAACTGGATTGACTGTGTTATTTGCATCTTTCCAGTCGATAGTTGTCTCTATATAAATAGTTCTATAAGCATCTTCTGCATTTGCTCCGCTAGCAAGCAATTTGTTAAAATATTTACTTGCAATAGTACCAACACTATTCATATATACTAATGAAGTACTATCAGCTTGTAGTTCTAAGTTGTCTAACTCTACTTTCATAGTAGCTAGTAAATTAGCTTTTGCTTCTTTAGCTTTCTTTGTTTGGTACTCTTTCCATAAATAAGAGTTATTTAAATATTCTTCAAATTCTTCATCGGTCGGCAGCATATATTCTCTGACTAATTCAGTAATCTCTGGCTCATCTTCCGTAGCTTCTTGTACCACAACTTCTTCGTTTAACCATTCATCAAATGTAATATCTAATTTAAGCTCTTCATAGTTTTTACGTTTATCTTCTAGCCATTTATCTTTATGCTGGTTGGCAAAGTATTCTCTAATGAGAACCTTTGCACCTTTTTCTTTATTTTGTTCTAAAGCTAATTTAATTCTATCTAGCATCATTCACCCTTTAAATATAGTAACCAGTTCTTTTAAAACCATTGTATGTTCTAACTGCATTTCCATTTAGGTCGGTCACAGTTCCATTTGCCAACTGATTGAATTTTCGATTATCTCCAAAGCCATTGCCGCCCCACAGCTCAAAGTTAATACATTTTGCTCCACCAGTGTACATAAGTGTTCCGTCTGGAAGAATCATCATGTTTCCAAAGTTTGAACCTCCACCGTTGTCTAGCTTAAATTTTAAGCTATAAACATCATTTCTGTTTATTGTCATCCCATCGCCAATATATCTATATACTCTGTTAGCGAATATATTATCAATCCTATTTTTATTTGTACCATTTGGATTTTCTGGTATGAACACATATATGCTATTTTTAACCAATGTTATTTCTTCATCATCATCCTTGTCCCAGCTAATAAATGTATGCGGTGTACCATCTTCAAAATCCCATACTATCTCCTCACCAACAAGACCTATAAGCAACTCATCATTATCATCTACACACAAAGTTGTAAATGCTTTAGCAGCTGGAGAGTTGCTATTGTCTAGGTTTATTGTTGAGTGCCCTAGTTTTCCTTTTATTGAGCCATCTGCGCATACGGAACCATTTAGACTATTCACTTCTGTAATTTCGTTGTTTCCTACACTTACCTTGCCAGTTACAGCATTAACAATGCCCCCACCTTGATACCAAGAAAGTGAATTCGATGCCAATACTTTATCACTTACCATCAATACCTGTTTAGGGTCTGATTGTGTTGTTGGAGTTGGTAGAGAATGATAAAAAATGGCACTAACCATATTTGTTTTAAAAGTGCCGCGTTGTAAAACGTGATTCACCTTGCTAGATTCTAGGTGTGGGGGATAAATTCCTCGATTAAAAAATGTTTTATCACTATCCTTTACATTCCACGAAAGCAAATAGTATTGTTTTGATTTTTTACTAAGTATTGTGAGATTCGATATATCTCTAGGTATGTAATTCTTACCCTCTTGCCCAACTAGTAACGGATTAAAAGGCAAACTCAGACCACTATCTAATCTATTGTGCCAACTATCAGGATAGCGTCCAATAACATACTTATATTTGGCTACATCATTAAAGTCTTCAGCTGTCATATCCACATTGTCTCTGTCATCTGTATCTAGGTAAATATACATTTTATTTGTGTCTACATTCCAACACAATGCACCGTGTCTCAATAACTCTCCACTATCTGTTGAGTCTGAATGTAATTCATCTGGGCTATCTGAAATAGAATATTTAGCTGGATTACCTACAACATCAATAGTTAATACTTTGCCCTGTTGAAGGAGCTGATTCAATGGTGTTGTCAGCACTGCATCAACACCATATCTATCTGATGCACCAGTATTTCCATTGGTCAAACCACTATCTACTGTTATTGTAACCCAACTATTATCTAGCATAGATGTAACAGTTCCTCTAACTGCGTGTACTGTGCCTGATACTAAGTAGTATCCACTCAAACCAGTTCCAATGCTTATTGTAGAAGTATCTACTAATCCTGTAAATCTAACCTCATTTGTTTTTCCATTATTTGAACCCCACAGGTAAGCCGAGTTACCTTTAATCATTTTACACCTAACACCACACTCTTCATTCATCTCATCAACATCAACTAGCTCGTTAGTTTCATCTTCCAATAAATCTTTTTTATTTGGTTTAATAGCCAACGTATTTCTGAAAATTAATCCACCAAGTCCCTCAAAATAAACTTTATCACAATGTTTCTTATCAGGTCTATATGAGTTATCTTCAGACTCATTTATGTAGTTTCGGTAATTTCTACTGCCTTTTGCTACATCATCTTCAAGCTCACAGGTCTCAAATGTTTCGTAAGTGCTTGTAATGTTGTAGGCGTCACGAGAATACCAGCTTCTTGCGGAAATACTGCCAGGGTCATCAGTTTCGGAAGTTGCTGAAGTACCAAATGCGTTGTGAGCAGGATGATAAGCACCTGCATTCAATCTGCTAACTAAACTAATGCTTGTAATCTCTCCAGTATAAGTAGTTGCAACTCCATCATCTCCAACACATTCTAAATCATTTACTTCAAATAAACCTTTACCTTTTTTAGTAAACCCATAAGCATTAGCTACATCATCTGCACTAAAGCCAGCTGGGAAGTTATGATAACCTTTGATTGTTTTATATTTACCATCTTCTCCAATGAAGATTACATCTTGTCTTGAAACAAAATCAATCTTTGAGAACCTTGTACCATCTGTGACTAAATCTCCGCTAGTTGTTGGTACTAATGATTGATATGTTTGTTCAACTGGTTTTACTGAGATGTTGTCAAAGTAAGCTATCTTGTCGTTTGCAACCACTAAGTTTATGTTTGTAGATTTATCATCTGCGGTAAACTCAAACGAGTTGTCTCCAAGCGAAAGCACTCTCTCTAACGTTTCATATTTTGATGATGATGAGCCTATTTGAACATATGTAGTATCAGTAGCATCAATTAAATCTACTCGTATTAAATATTTAACACCAGCAACTAGGCTTAAGCTTTGCGAAGCACAACTATTGCCTCCACTATCTGCACTGTCATCAACCTTTAGCTTTCCACTTTCTGAGCTAATATCTGCATTATGTGCCTCCCATCCATCTACATCACTGTCAAACGTACCATTACTAACCAACTCTGCACCATCTCCACAATGAATAATGTCTCCAGCTTTGTGGTCCACCTGTGTTTCAAAACCATTGTCACTATGGCTCAGCAACTCATCTGTTGAACCATCAGCAAAAGGAGCTAAGGGCAAATGAATGTTTTCTGCATTATTTCTTTTTACTAATCCTTTACTAAATCTAATGGCGTCTCCACCCTTTTCTTGAATAATATAAGGAGTATTTGTCTCCTCAAACCTTTCACTTTTCTTCAGTTCTTTTGTGTACCCATAAGCATTATACGAAATATCCAGTATGCCATCTATTGAATCTGAAGCATCATAAATTGCTTTATCTTTAGAAACATCAGACCCGCTACCTAGCGTGATTCCTGTTTTATTATCAAATCCTTTAGCAATCATTTATTCATCCTCTACGGAAATATATCCATTGCTTAACACATCGCTATATGCCCATAGCTTTGAACTATTTGACGACTCAAAAGACCCAAACTCTCCTGCCTTGAAAGTAAAAGCTTCTTCTGTGCTTACTGGCTCATCAACACTTGTGCTCATAAGAACTTCATGCTTTGCTCTGTTTTGGTACGAGCATTTATCATCACTCACCTGTACCCATTGTTTGTATTTTAACTTAACACTTCTCATATGTGTTCCTTTGTGTTTGTTTTATTGCATACAGCAATTCTGTAATTATACATAAATCAATACGATTTGATTTTGTATTTATTGTTTGCCAGCTCAAAAACTTCATTTTTATCAAGAATCTTGTTTGAGATATAGATTTTATCTATGCTGGCAGTTATGTTTACTTTTCCACTATCAGCAGCAGGACCAAATTTCATAGATGTATTTTTAAATATAGCTCCAGGAGTTCCTCTGTCCAATACAACGATAGGTACACCATTTAAATACAGATTCAACTTTTCTTTATTGTCCGTAAAAACAAACGTTACTATATATTTTGTGTTTACAAGTATTGTATATTCCCTGCTATGCCATGATGTTCCAGAAAAGCTAGAACCATTCCATTTAAGATAATTAATAACAATTCTTCCATAACTATCAACTCTGAGACTGTATTCACCATATCCGTTTCCGCTTAGCCAATTATTTTCAGCAGATTCAGCTCGTTCCTCAATTGTTGATGCAGACATATCAACTGAAAGTATCTCAAAAGATAGAGTACCAACATCTTCAAGATAATCTGTATCGTTTATACTGAATGAGTAATGGTTATCATCTCCATTTTTCTTCATATACCATTTTCTTGCATTTGGCTCACTTGAATCAATAAACTCTGGTGTTGTAAAAGTACATATTTTGGTACTATAAGGTTCATCCCATAATGGATGCATTGAAGTTGAGCTTTTTGTTTCATCTTCAAAATCAAAGTACCACTCATAAAAATCTTTTCCGTTCTCCTCATCCTCTACTTTCACATCGAGAACTGTATCGTCATAGTTTATACACAAATCTGCATCACGTATTGTTTTTACTTCTATTGATTTAAAAGTTGTTTTTATTACATTTGCATCAGAACTTCCTTCATCGAAAGTTGTCTCAATGTTTTCATTTGCTGGAGCTACACCATCAGTAGACAATGTTTTTCTTAGTGACTTAGTGAAAGAATCTTCTACGTTCCAATTTGTATTTAATTTATCAATATAAGCCTTTTTGCTTGTACCAGCATCAACATTAACCATATATTTTGATAGATAATTCTTACCACCAGAAATTAAATCTTTATTATTAAAAAATACGCCATATGTTGAACCATATGTTCCATGCCAATTATTCAGACTGCTCTGGCTAGAGAGTCCTCTATACATATAATCTAGTACCCAAACATCATCGTTATCTATAACATCATTATCTGTATCACATACTATTGAAAGGTTTGACATCTGAGAATACACAGGCAATAAGCTATCATAGCTGTTTGTATCATTGTGCTCTATTAAAAACATTGATTTATTTGCATATGAATAAAATCTATACCTCTCCTCACTTGTTAGATGTGGTACTATCTTGATGTTTGAATGAGAACTATTTGTGGTACACCATCCTCTAAAATCTCTTGGTGGTTCCTTGTCCCATCTAAAACCATCAAGCCACCATGATGTCTTAAATATTTCATCTTGCCCTATCGAATCCTGATGTTCAGTAGCCCATATAGCACTAACAAGATGCATTTTTTCTAGTGCATCAACTGGAAATCCTTTTGATTCAACCTCAATTATGAAACATTCAGAACCTTGCATTATTGATACCTGCATCTTAATGACATCATCTTTTCCATGATGAGGGTGTTCGCCTCCATAAATCGAACATTCAACTCTAAAAGGCTTTAGTGAATTTATTTTAAAGCTTTCTCCTGGACCAAAAGTCATTGCATTATAGTCACCATAAGAATCAGTATAAATAACAGCATTGTCTTCAAATCTATTTTGGTCTGTTTGGCACATTCCGTGAATAGACTTCCATATACCAGCTCTATCCAATTGCGGTACGCCATCATCATCTTCTATTATGTCATCGCCATCATTTCTTATGTACCCATGTAAAGTAGCTTGCATACCAGTTGTAGAGCATTCAAGTATATCTATCTCTATAGTTCCCATATCTTGGATATACTGTGCATCCCCATAACCTATTCCCCATTCATCCTCAAGACCATTGAAGTGCCCATCATCATCAAGGACAATATCTCCTACAGCATTATTTTTTATTGTATCTTTTATAGTGTCTTCATCATAGAACTTCATTGGTACCAAATACAGAGCATATACTACACCTGCAGGAAGAGTTGAAATATCAACATCAAATCCAACATCAACTTGCTTTCTACAATCAATATCTCTGTAAACAAATTTATCATCATCTTTAGTACCAAGTATCAATCTGCTTCCACCATTATTTGAGTACCCTCTAAAACTAACACCACCAAATAATTGAGTCAATGTATTTGTTCCTTTTTGAACTGTTGTTTCAGGTAAAGAATATAAACCATTAGTATCCAGAGCTTGTTCCTGTGATAAGCATTTGCTAGTTGCTGTAACTTCAAGTGAGCTATCAGACATAGTTAATGCGTTGATAAACTTCTTAATATACATATTATCAAGAGTACCAACACTTAAATCTATCTTCTTGTACAGTTTCGATACATATGATTCACTACCATCAATGAGATACTTAGCTAATAAATAATGAATATAGAATATCGAATCATTATTGTCCCACTCATAAATCTTTTTTCTCTTGTCAGAGAATTTATTGAAAATATGAACTCTCATACTTTATCCTCTAAGTTTCCATGAGTTTTCTACTGTTCTATGGTCAACAACACTATATTGATTTCCATATCTATACATAAGAGCTTGTTTTGCTCTGTAGTAGACTTGTGAGTTAAACTGTTCAGTTTGCGTATCTTGCGCTGATTGCATTGTGGTACTAGCATAATATTGAATACCAGCAATAAAAGCATTTCTTATCTTCTCTTCCATCGTTTCATCAATCAAGCCATGCGCAATACTTACTGTGGCAATTATTTTTATATCTATATTGTATTCAGTACCAAATAAAGATTTTAATGCATCAGTATTTACAATATATTTATTTCCACTTTCATTCACTAAGAATCCATCATATATTAAAGAGATCTCTTCTTTAACATTATTGTTCTCATAAGTTACAGTTGCATCTATGATTGAGATAATCTGAATATCTGTTGTGGAAGTTGTTGTAACAGGAATACTTTTTCCAAGACTATAGACTAATTCAGTATCTGAACTTGAATCTATTTTCTTCATCAAATCAATCTCTTTTTCATCATGCTTTAGTGTCGAACTAATACCTGTATAGTTTGTCTCAGTACCAACAAATATATCACCTAGAACAACAGAAGCAATAGTTTCAAACTCATCATCAGTCAACCCATAATCTTTTACAAAAACTCTATATTTAGTTATGTCCATTTTTTAATCCTCAAATAAACTTATTAATTCATTGTTGCTTTCTATACCTATTTCATCATACCTGTGAACTGTTTGGTCCTCCGAATAGTTTCCACCACTATCTGGAAAAATCAACTCTGAAAGAATTAGCATAGATATTGTATCTAAAACATCATCATGCTTTGACTTTATTCCAGATATTGTTACGTTCTTTAGCTCGTTGAGTAATTCAGATTTATAAGAGCTATCCAATGAACTTAGATACTTTACTTTTCCAGATCTAAACAAAGGAACAACCTCCATAAACCTACTTAACTTATCCTTGCTTGGGTACACGCCTTCTTGATTAGAACCTATATTTCCTAATATTTGAGTGTATAATCCTCTCTCAATCATCTTTCCTTTTATCCATTCTATAAACCCTTTTTGAGCACCACTTCTTTCTATACTTACTCCAAATGGTCTGTATCTAGCTATAAATTCCATAAGGTCTTCTACGTTTGCATCCATCAATTGTCTTTTGCATATACCATCTATCAAGACATATTCTTTATCCTGTGTTAGCGCCCAAACACTTATAACGCTATAATCCGCTTTCTCTTTTTCACTTGTTGCAAAATCTGTTGTTATATATATATTGCAACTAGAAATATCTAGTTCGCTTACCTCTATAATATCATTAACATCCAATACCTGTTCATCTTCTGAACTTACCTTAAGCATAAGTTCCCTATAGAACTTATCTACAAGCCCAGCAGCAAGACGTTTCTTGTATGTTGTCATTACCGCATCATACGTAAATCTTTCTTCCCAAGAGCCTTTAAATTCTTCTCTTGTGCATGGGAATCTCTCTGCTATTGGGTACACACTTGTTTTCCATGCGCCAGACTCAATTGCCTCGTATAAAGGATCCCCTTGATTAAAGGGAGTACCAAGCCAAATAACCTTTCTTTTAGTAGGGTGCATTGCATCTTCAACATCAGAATATACTGTTGAATTAATACTTTCTATAAATGGCTTACTTCTAGCTAGTTCTTCCTTTTGCACCAAGTCATCCAGTATTGCCAATGTTGGTCTTTGCCCTAGTTCTCTGGCACCACGAACACCAGTTGCAGCACCATACATTCTAACTATAAACTTTGTACCATTAATCCTTGTGAACTCTAGCCTTGTCTCTGTTGTTTTAATTTCCTTGATATGCTTTCTTAAGAAGTTGCTTCTCTCAAATCTACTATCAATAGATTTCCTCATTGTCTTAACACCATTGTCTATTGCATCTGAAATATATAAAGCGAAATCAACTTTAAACTTTCCAACACCATCAGGTATATATCCAAACACTGCACAATGCCACAATATATATTCCATCAATGTTGACTTTGCAATACCCCTGTGGCTCATGATTGCGGTACTTTGATGCCTAGTAAAAATACTATCAAGTATCCTCAGGTGAACAACTGGTGTTTTATTTTCAGGCTCTCCATCTTCAACAAGCTTTATGAAGTTTGTGAAATAAACACTACTAACTGTTGGACTATACTGCGATGTATAATCTATGTTGTCTAAATGCTCATCTACACTAATCTTCTTCATTTTTAGTACCAACCAATTGAACATCTATTGCATCAGCTGTTGAAATAATCCCATCCTCTATACCTTGAACTTGTTTTTCTGCAAGATTAAATATTGCATTTTCTAAGGCTTGAAGTGTATCCTCTTTTGTTATTGTGATTGTATCTTCCTGTATCTCCTTAACAGGTTCAGGAGGTCTTAATTCTTCCATTAGTGTCTTAGCTGCTTGATGTTTAACCATCTCACTCTTAGCATTACGCATAAGCATAACATTAACATTAATAGCCTCTTGATAATAATCCATATTTGCTATCCATGTTGGCACCATAGCCATTGACATTAGTTCAGTAACTGTCTTATTGTTCCCATATCTTGTTGCAACGAAAGATAAGTTCTCGAAACTAACCTCTTCTAATGCTTCAGCTCTTTCTGGAAAAACCCTTCTAAATGCTTCTACATTCTTGTACCCTAACAATCTGTACCCAACAAACTTAACAGCCTCTGCATAATGTTGAAGAGATATCTTCTTCTCAGAGAATACTTTGCTAAATGTCATAAAGTCATTTCTGAAGTCCATATCTCCATCTTGCAACATCTCCATAACTTTATCATATGCCTTCTGTGATACATTCTTCTTCTTGCGAGTACCACTCTTATAAGGCATATTCTTGACAAAAGCTCTTTTGCTATAGCTTCTTTCTTTCTGTGGCATCTTTAACCCCATTGCTGTCTCCTGTGTGTAATTTGAAATATTATATCATATCAACTTGTACCAATAAATCCAAATAAAGCATCGTGGTACTAAGAAGGGTTAAGCCATAAAGCTATGTACGTAAAATTCAATAATTAGGTCTAGAGGTAAAACAGAAAACTATATAGCAAGAAAACTAATAATTAGGTCTAGAAGTAAGTTAAAAGCTATATACGTAAATTTTAAAAATTAAGTCTAAGAGCAAGTCGATGAAGCGATCATAAAACGGTTTTGACAGGAAATTTAATAATTAAGTCTAGAGGCATTATACACTATATACACATTCCTCATCTTTCACTCCCCCCCCCAACAATAAGACAAGGATCTATTGAAATAAAAATAAAGGAGCTAATATGGAATTAGCAATTATATTCGGGTTTAGTGTAGTGTTCTATAAAATCGTTAACAAGGCGTTAAGCGCCTACGTAGAGACCTTTAAAGGTCTAATGGATGGGGACGAAAAGTAGTCCCCATTCGTTTACCACCACAACAATAATCCTGTTGGTACTATCTAACAACAATAATTAACATAGAGCGTTAATACTCTATAAGGTTATTGAGATAGTACCACACGGGGTGATTGAGGTTTATGGAGGTTTAGTCAATTGGTTGGGTTAGTTCTGGAGTTGCTTGAAAGCCCCTAAAACAGGGAACTATAGAGGTCTTGCTAGAGAGGTCTGGCTTTTTCCCCAGCTCTTCCCAAAGTCCTTTGCAGGACACTTAGCAGTACACTCACCCAACTATAGTGCACAACATAACCCATTAGTTGTACCCTAAAGTATACTTCTTTACCATACACAAGAAGCTATACACTCAAAGGGTACATTTAACAGCTTTGTAATCTAGCTATAAAGATTACCATAGGTCTTCATAAGTGGAGTACCACAGCCTATGTAAATATTAAGGAGTTCATTATGTATAAATTAATTAAGATAAATAAAAAGACTGAAAGAATATTAGGGGAATGGGATTTTTGCACTCTTGAAGAGGCTAGAAATGGAAGAATGGACGAGGTCGAGCGGGACATGCTCGACTGGATAGATCACCTCTACGATTATATAATAGAGGTGATTGAAAATGATTAGATTTATTTTATCACCAGCACTATGGTTCATGGTGCTGGTGAGTTCACCAATGTGGATACCCTTCAATTAGGGTATTCACATTTTTTTTTAAGACATGGATTAAAAGACATGGATCTCTTGAAGTGGTTCAAAGCCACACTAATTTTAAGGAGAAAGAGATGAACTCAATTTTCATCATCATCGATAACAAGGGCGCAATCGCGTCCAACAAATTCTTCTCTTCGAGAGAAGAAGCAGAGAAGTCTATCAGTAAGTTAGACTTTGCTGATAGACTCTCAATTAGAGAGTTGTTAAATGAAAAGGTCTACGCCGACTGGTACTAGACCTCTCCAGCCGCAACAGGTACTGGGTGCGGTATATAAATGATTGCAGTACCAAATAAAACTAAACAAGGAAATAAATTATGAAAACATTAGAATTAACAATTAGTAAAGGCGGTGCTAACAAAATATATAATCAGTATGAGAAATTAAACAAATTCGTTGTAGAAAACTTCGAAGCGTTATATTCTGGGGCTGTAAAGCTCCAGGCGAATATACCAGGAGACTATTATGCTCCTGAGCGCATACAATTGGGGACTGTGCGTCTCCATAAACACAAAGGCATCAAATATATTGGGGGGTTCAAGTATTCGAACCACCCAAATAGTATAACTGAGAACGACGTTCTCGATGCTTTTGAAAGCATTCAAAAGCTAATTGAGGCTTTTGAAGAGGATGTTGATTGTAGTTTTACAATCAACATTGAAAAGAAGCAATAAGCTTCAACCGTGTCAGCAGTAGGGCACGGTATATAAATGACTACTACTGCACTTTTTTTTAACACAACAATATCCAACACACAACAGTGTCTTTTTTTTTAAGACATGGATCTACTGAGGTTTTAGTCGACCTACAACAAATAAATTTTAAGGAGTACCAAATGACTAAAGAACAACTATTAAAAGAGTTGGAAGCCAAGAAAAAGGCTTTTAAAGAACAAGCGAAAGAACAATATGAAGTTGCAGTTCTTACTGCTGAACTTAATACAATTGGAACTGAAGCATTTGCTAAAAGAGAACAGTATGCTCTTCTTAACGATAGATTAAAAGAGTTAGAAGCTATCGTTGAAGCAACTGTTGGAAAACTACAGTTTCATCAAGGACTGTCTCGTTACGCAAATAAAATCGTAGGACTTTTAAAATCTGCATACTTCTCTAAAATTGAAGACAGAGAGCTTGCCCTTAGTGCTATCAATATATCTGAAGACTTAGCTGAGGACATCATTGATAACGCTGGTAACCTTGCTTATTACAGCAAGAACAACCATGTAGTTATTAATGGAGTTGAATCAAGTTTCGAAGCATTAGAACCTCTAATCAAAGAGGCATCGATTAGTCTTGGTTTAAATCCAGAATTAATCGAGACTGGTACTCTCGAACAATGGAAAGTTCTAAACTCTAAAGCTCTAGAGAGAGCACAAAAACGCTTCGACGACCAAGAAGCGTTTGACTTAGAAGACTAGAGTACCAAACATCAAAAGACCTAGGTAATGTCTATAAACTTACCTATTTTTTAATTTTAAGGAGTACACAATGTTATTTTATATAAACATTGAAGAGGAATTTGAAACTAAAGTTAATTTTAAACATAAAGAGTCTGTAGAAACTTTCATTGAAATGGCAGAGGCTATTGTCTATAAGTATTTACTTAAAATGGACAGTGTATCTGTGCCTCATTGGCATAACAAGTTTAAATCTACTAAAGACTTTCTGAAAGCTCAAAAGTATTTAGTTGACAATAATATCATTAACAGCGAAGTTCGTGGTGACTACGCAACAATGATATTAAAACGTGAAGCTATTTGGCTTGATGATAAGGCTTTGAGCGACCTAAGAATCAAGCTCAAAGGTCAGCAATATATGTTATCCGATACAGTACCAAACATCAATAACAAGGTATTGTGTAAAAGACCATCTGGAATCAAATCTTTCAACAATGAAAGAGATGGTTTTAAACGTAATGCTGAATTCAAATTCAGATTTGATACTGAAATGATTAAGAAATACTATTCTCAAATAGAATCTAATCTGAATAATGACCTTATCGAGATGATGAAGAAATATAAATCTCTAAGAGATGAACTTCATTATACAGAGATAAGCTCTATGATTATAAAAGCTATTATTCAAGGTAACAGTTGGTACTATGCAGGAGACTCTCTTGTTGACTCAAGAGGCCGTCAAGTCTATGACATGTTAAAGAAGGTATTCAATCCTGTATCCAATAAAGATGCAAGAGCATTGATGGTTGTTGAGCCTTACAAGATGAATACTGAAAACATTAAGTATATGCACCTATTTATTGCTGAATTACTAGGTATTAAGGCTGAAACTGAATTCAGTAAACAAAAAGCTGGATTCAAGGCTTACAAGCAGAGACTATTCAACAACTCTTCAAGTACCAAACATATACACGAAGATATCTGGTTGGAAAGACTATATGCAGAGTTAGACGGTTGGTACTTAGATAACAATCATCTATTTACTACACCAGTAGAAATAGACTTTACAGCATCTATGCTTGTTGTTGAAGGTCTATTGCTTGGTGATAGGGATATGCTTGAATCTACAAACGTTATTGGAGACACTCTATCTGATGTTTGGACTATCGATGGCCTAGAACGTGAACAAGTGAAGAAATACTTTACTCCTCATCTGTATGGCTCTCAAGCTTCTCCACAGGAACTCTGGAGAAAGAACAAACTTGAGTTCAACTCTTTGGATGTTGCCAAAATTAAGTTTGAGGCCAAAAACGGTGTGTTTAAAAACGCTATGAATTTTGGAGACTTCATTCTTGATAATGTAGTACCAAAAGAAACTATGGAACTGAAAATAGGTAGAGAAACTATTACTGTAGATTGTAATAGGTTTGATATTGTTGGTGAACATACTATCAAATACTATACATATACTTCAGATAAAGAGATTGTGTCTTTCTGCAATACTAGCATTAAGAAAGTACCAAATCTTAAACAGTTCAAAAGATTCTTCATAACTGCATTAATACATAATCTAGATAGTCAATTGATTAACTATATCATGAAACATGTTAATGGCATATCTATTCATGATGCTATTGTGCTATCTGGTAATCAAGTTGAAGAAGCTAAGCAAAAAGCTGTTAACTTCATGGAGTATATCTATGATAATAGAAAAGAGATATTGCACAACTATTTCACATCTATAGGTATTTCAGATACAAAATCTAAAGAATTTATTGAGCATAATGTACAAATGCTTAATGACGATGATGTGATATCTGGAAAGTGTATGAAGTAAATAACTCCACCTACGGGTGGGGTTTTATTTTTTTTTAAAGGTATATCAGAGCTTACGCTCTGATCTTATTTTTTTTTATCTTATAATTGCAGTACCAAATAAAATACAAACAAAGGCATAGGTATGGCTACAACAAAATATACAACATCGGAAGAGGGTGATTATTTAAGAATAACAGCTTCTACTGATTTCACACTAATTGATGGCACACAAATAAACGAAGGGGATGACGGTGGATTAATAGCATCAGAGGACTGTTTAGATAATGATTTAGATAATGGAACTTGTTGGGTATGGCCTGATGGCTTAGTAAAAAACTCAGATGCTAGAATATCTGATAATGCAATAATTGGCAATCATGTCCAAATAGATGATGCTCCAGCTATCTCAGGCAATATAAAATTATATGGTAACAATAGTGACTGTAAATTAATAATCAAAGACAACGGCAAATATGATGGATATGGCTATATTGTAACACTTAGCGGAGAACATGAAGTAACAATATCTGGTGACGATACAGATATACAATTGATAAGCGATTCATTTGATGATGGTAAATATTCAAGAGATAATGGACTATTTTTTCACAATATTGAAGAAAATGTTGTGTACCAAAACATAAAAGCTTATGGCGATACAAGAATAGAATGCTTTAGAACTGATACAATAGTTGATTCAAAAATAACAAGTTCATACGTACATTCTTCTTCTATTAGAAATAGTAAGCTATTAACAAATAGACTTCATGTTTATTCAAAAGAAGATACATCAAAAGAATACAATTCTGGTAGCTATTGGTTGTTTCATAATTCTTATAGTAGTTTATCAACAAGTACTATAGATAATTCAACATTGGACAATGTAGAATTCAAACTAATGGATAATGACTCAATAGATACATGTGCTATACAAGTAATACGTTCAACATTGAAAAATGTTACAAATAAAAATATTGATGATGATGAATTCAATATTAATAAACCAATTTATATGTATCAATTCAATTCAATCAACAATGACACAGTTGAGATATCCAGCGGCGTCTTTAAAGAGTGCACATTGCGTGTTAATTCAAACAACAAGTTTAAGTCATTTGTCACACTCGAAAGTGACTATATAGATAACATTATAAATATAAGAGACACAACAATAGACGACTCTGAGCTTGAAGATTCTGTAACAGGATATAATGTATCAGATTCCAATGTTCGCGTCTTGTATAGCGTTTATTCTTATCGTAAAGCAGGTATGTACTTTAACAACTTTAAAGGCTCTGTATACAAATGTTATCTCAGTACCAAAACACACATAGGAAGATACATAGATATAGCTTATTGTTCAGTGAAGGACAATGCAATGGTGCTAGACAAAGTTAGAATAAGAGGTGTTGATAAAACATATTCTGTTGTGAACAAATATGCAAAAATAAAAGACGAAGTCATATTAAATGGAAGATTTTATATATCTGGAAGCTCAACAGTCAAAGATTTAGCAAGAATAAACGGAAACATAAAGTGGTTTAAAATAAATATATTGGACAATGCAACAGTTTCAGAGCACGCATACTTGGAGGGAAGTTGTTATCTGCAAGACAATGCCTTGATAGGTGGGAATGCAATAGTTACTGGTGATGGAGCAAATTACCCAACAATTAGATACAACGGAATTGTCTTAGGTAATGCAGAACTACATAATAAAGTTTATGTATACAGAAATTCTATAGTTGATGGCAATGCAATATTAAGAGACAACGTGGGTGTATACAATCAGCTAGAAAATAATAGTGCGTACATAAAAGTAACTGGTAATGCTTTTCTTTCTGATGGTGCTTATTTTGTAACTCCTGCATACATAGATGACATATGCAGACAAGATAAAACATACTTTAGTGAATATCTATATAATGGAATATTAGTTACAGAGCTAGATGAATACCTAAGGATAGGATATGCAAAAAAAACATGGAATGAATGGAAGAGCTTAACCAGAGATAATTTTAACACTCTGTTTAATCATGGTGCTGATTTCTATGATAGATATTGGGATTATTTGAAATCAAAGCTACCTAAGCTGAATTAATCTCTCTGCTCTCTCTTACTCCCTTTTTTGTTATAGCGTTCACAAATGAGTGAGTCGGGGATTGGTACTTTTTGACCTGCCCGAAGGGTGGCGTTTAATGAGCGAAGCGAATAGCCATCAAAAGAGTACCAAACGCAACGGAGCGAATGGCGGTGAAAAGCTATAACAACAAAAAAAAAGAAAAATTATCTTATTAATTCTTTTAAAAAAAATACACAAGGACTATGCAATGAATGAACTACAGCTAATGTCTTTCCTGGAAGGCGTTCGTCACACCAGAACAAGAGTAGAATTAGGGCACATCTTGAAAAAGTTAAATTACTCCAAGTATCAAAATTATGATGAACATGCTAAATTCAATATACTTATAGGAATATATTCTGTCATCAAAAAATCAAAAGAGATAAAAGAAATAGAGCTTTTAAATGAAGAATTCTCTACAACTTTTACAGTCTTGTATGATGTGTTCTTAATGAATTATAAAAACATTACAGATGAACAAATAAAGCTCTTAAAAGAGAATTATGTATCAAGAGATATTATATATGATATTTATTTAGAACTTGGGCACGAACTTAATATGTATGCTGTGCAGAATTTAAATGATGTTGTAAAGTTAATCGACAAGAGAGAAGGCGGAAACATAAAAGATTTATTGGTATTTAGTAACAAAATAAAAGAACCGCAAATTATTTATGATATGTACTACGGCAAAAATAAAAGACATTGCAAAGGAGTGTTTTACGATACAACAAATGAGTTTATGAATGTAGTTATTGTAAATGAAATAATATTCAATTATGCTTCAAACCTAATTAAAACCAATCAATTAAGAGAGCCAGAATTCTATGAATATACCTACAAGCTTCTTGCAGGATATGTATTTTACAAATATAAGTTTGATAATGAGCTTGTAAAAATGTTTGTTGGCGATATTAATGAGCTTATGAATCTAATCAAAAGTGCTTTTGAAGAAATCAAAAATAAATTATAATTAATCTAGTACCAAACAAAACTAACCTATCTGTATTGTTTGGTACTAGATTATCTATACCTTATTAAATTAATTCTTAAGTATCAAAACAGCAAAGATATATCTCTATACATATGTTTTTATTGTATTGGTACAAAGTTCTCTTGTAGAGAAGATATGGGTTATTCTAATTAAGTACCAAACAAACAATCCAAAGGAGTAGATTATGAATGGAATACAGTTATTATCTTTTGTAGCAAAAGTTGATGAGATGGAAGCGATAAAAGATTTTGAGATTATGGCGGATGAATTATATTCTTTTAGATACAAATATGGAGATTATAAAATCCAAGCTAATGTATTTATAGGGATATATTCTCTTTTTAAAAGAACAAATGAAATAAAGAAAACAAATTTCTTAACTAAAAAGTTTTTTAGATATTTTATAGTTTTGTATAACAAATTTATATTGAATTATAAAAGTCTTTCAGATGACCAAATAAAGCTCCTGAGAGAGAATTATGTGCCAAGAGATGTTCTGTATGATATTTATTTAAAACTACTTGACTATGAGTTTGATACTAGTACTCTACAGAGCATAGATAATATTGGCATAGATAATATTACAAATTTGATTGATAGATGGGAAACTAAAGCTATAGAAGATTTATTGGTATTTAGCAATAAGATAAAAGAACCGCAAATAATTTATGATATGTATTATAGTCCTCATAAAGAGTATCACGATAAATTGATGTTTTATAATACAGGTGATGAAATTAGCAATATAGTTATTGTAAATGAAATAATCTTCTATTATGTTCGAGATTTGGTTCAAGCAAAACAAATTGAAAAGAAAGAGCTATATAGATATACCTACAAACTTCTTGCTGGGTACATATTTCACAAACATGGATTTGACAATAAATTCGTAAAAATGTTTGTTGATGATATTGATTGGCTTATGGATTTAATAAGAACTAGACTTGATGATACCAGAACTAAATTATAATTGATTGAGTACCAAACATAACTACTCTTTATAGAATGATATTGTTGGTACTAATTGATAGGTTATAGAATTAATTCTAAGGTATCAAATCATGAAGATATATCTTTATTGGTACATTTAGATGTATTGGAGATAAAAATTTATATAGGGGAAATAAAATGAAAATGGAAAGCTACTCCATATGGATATTTGTTGTTCTTGCAACATTTTTTATATTAGCTCATTTATTTGCAATAGATACTCTTATGTATCACAGAGATAATGCTATCCGTATTTTTCTTGTGCATATAAATTTAGGAGCTGATTTAATGTTGTTTTATTTAGGTTCTATTTCAAGCGAGGAATAAAAAGGTTTTTCAATCTAAAGTCATTTCTTTCTGTGGAACTTTATCCAGAGCAATCGTACTCAGAAAAAAGACAAGCTCCCAACCAAAAATCCTACGGATTTTTTCTGCTACGCAGACAAGGCTTGTGACTTGTCTTTGTTTCTTCCGTGCGCTCGCACTGGAACCAGCTCCACGAAGAGGGGTAGAGAAGAAGAGAGAGATGGTTTAAGTTTTGATTAAGAAATACTAAATCGGACAAAACATAATAGAAATATATAAAGTATGTTTTGTCTGACATACTTAGAAATCAAAAAAAATATTAAAAAAATTAGACATTTTTGTCTAATTAGACTTACGTATATCTTAAAAATGTCTAGTTTTTCTGGAGATTAAGATGATGTTAAGACATAAAACTATATAGTTTTTGTTATAAAAACAAACAAAAAAGGATCTTTTTAATGAATATTATAAAAAAGAGATTGCCAAATGAAGAAAAGTTCATTATAAACCACGAACTTGCAGGATTAGTTCCTATGGCTACACCAGAAGAACAGGCTGCATTAACAGAAGATATAAGATTGAACCAACAAAGAGAACCTATAGTTCTGTGGAGAGGGAAAGTCGTAGATGGTAGATGTAGATTAAAAGCACTCGAATCTCTTGGATGGTCAATAGATTATAAGGAATTAGATGAGGACTTAACAGAAAAAGAAGTTATTGCTTTTGTTAAATCAGTAAACACAAGAAGAAATCTTACTATAACTCAAAAAGCAATGTCTGGTGCAAAATCAAAAATAGACAAGATAGATAACAGAAAAGCATCTGATATAGCTGCTAGCTGGTCCATAAGCGAAGGCTTGTTTAAAAATGCTAAATATATCTGGGAACATGATAAATTCATTGCACAGGCTTTATTTGACGGTATGGCTGTAGAGATAGTGAACAAAGATGGAAAAGAGGTTGCATCTTCTAAAGTATCTGCTGTATATGCACATCTTAAAAGACTGGAAGAGAAAGTCAAGAAGCCAAAAGAAGAATATGGATACGATGTAAATGCAAAGATAAAAACACAAGCAGGAAAAGATTGGTTCTACGAACAGTTAAATACAAGAAAATCACTTGGTTTAACAAATGATCTTTTATTATTAAATATGCTTGGCGATCTGGCCAATTTTAAATTCCGTCGAAGATGATGAGTAAAGAGATGGTTTAATAAAGTCAAACAGTACCAATATAACTTATATATCTTTATGTATATGTTGGTACAAATTTTAAGGAGTAGAGAATGGAATTCACAAGACAGGATTTTAGAGATAAAGGGTTAAAGGAAGTTCTATTTAATAAGTTGCTTAGATATGACTATAACTATCTTAATCATTTAGAACCAAAATACAAAACAATTGTAGATAAAAATGGGTACACAAGAGCCTTAAGAATATTGGACACAAAGCTTATAAGAGAAGCTGTGGAGTTCTATCTTGACAAATTATATAAATCAGATAGAAGTGGAAGTGTTGTCCATAGAATTAATCTATTCAATAAGACATTAAAAGAATTAGATGTTATAGAGGAAAAACTAAAGGGGAACTAGATGATTGAAGAAATAGACGCAAGTGATATAGACATAGACAAAGTGGAAAAAATCTATACTATAGAAATATTAAATGATTATGGTCTTATTGTTGTTCAGGTAGAAGCAGATGAAATTCCAAAAGATGATTTTTTTTCCGAAGCAAAAGATATAGAAAATGCAATAATGCGATTGTTAGCGGAAAGCAGTAATTTTAAAAAGAAAGCACCCATTCTATATGTTTCTGAAGATATCTATACAGCCATTGACAAGATTGAAAAAATATACAAAGACATTCCGTTATGCAATATATCTTATGAGGTGTCGGATGTTTATTTAGCATGTAGCGGCATTACGTGCGAAATGTGTATAGGAGATAATAAAAACAACCGTAGCTGGGCTACAGATGAATTAATAGGCAAGCTATTGTTTATGATTAAATTATATGCACAAAAGGAGAAATAGATGACATTAATAGATGAGGTATTAGTTGTAACTAATTTGGTTACATTATTAGGTTGGGTACTAACTAAATATAAATTAGAGAGTACCAATACAAAGTTATTCTTATTAAGTAGAGAATTTAGAAGATTAAAAAAGAGACTAGCTAAATAATATTAAGGAGTAAATATGTTCAAGATAGGAGAAGAGAAAGTTTATGAGATATATGATTTACTTGATAACAAAGGTAAGGTAGTTGTTCAAACAGTCGTTGGAATGCAACAATATAATCTCATCAAGAAGATTAAAGGTGAACTACATAGTACCAAACAATCAACATTAGTAAAGAAAGCTAAGACAGTTAATATTGTTATTGATGGATATGCTTACTTTAATCATGGGGTTAGATTAGATGTGGTACTAAATAAAGATAGTGTCGGTTATAGAGTTAAAGGCATTAAGGGTACTTTACTAGTTAAAGCAAAGAAATCATTTGATAATCTAGAAGAAGCCATAAAGTATATCTATAGATTAAAGGAGTAGATATGGGTAAAGTTAAAATAGTAAATGTAACACCTCATGAAGTACATGATGTAAATACAGGACTTAGATTCCAGCAATCTGGAAAGGTTGCAAGAGCAATCATGGAATCTAATGAAATAGTAGAACATCCATTAAATAATCTAGGCATAGGGGTATATGAATCTAAATTAAAATTAATAGTGAATATGCCTGAAAAAGAAGAAGGAACCATTTATATAGTCTCTGCATTGGTAATGAAGTACCTACAAGACAAAAGAGATGATATTGTATGTCCAGGCAATGTTATTAGAGATAAAGATGGTGCTGTTATTGGATGTCAAGGATTCAAAAGGAATTTATGATGGGCAAGGAGATGTTGCTGAAAGATAATATAAATATTGTTTTAGAAGAAGTGGATGGGGTAGAGGTGATAATACTTTGGTTAGGGAATAGAAAAGACTTAAATTATATAGGAATACCAATCGCTGAAGAATATAATCCTTTTAAGATTAAAAGACTTTTAGATACAAGGTACTCAGATATAATCATTAAAGACAAATTGAGCAATAAACTAGAATGCGTCAATATGGTATGTGCAGGAGTAGTTAGAGATGTGTGTCTTCTCAGTAGTGCTATTTACAAAGAAGAACAAAACGTGAGAGAGCTAAGAGACATACTAAATACAATTCCATTAAATAAATATTATTTCATATTAAAAGCAGAGAAAAGTATTAAGGAGTAAGGAGATGAGAAGTAAGCAGTTAAAGAGAGTACTATATTCAACCTATATACTATTTATATTAGATGATATGGTAAGCAAGAAATATAAAACAAAAGGTTCATATATCAAAGCTAAACAGCTTACAACAAGCATGAATGATAATGATATTGTTAATGTGCTAGGTACAGAATATAAAGAGTTGCAAGAATTAACTAATAGATTATGGAAAGATAGTGTTAGTTTTAAAGAGAAAGATGAATCTTTAATGTTAGCTGCAGGTGAATTGATTGAATGTTTGGCACTCGATACAGAAGATATATTCAATCAAAAAGAGATAGATATATTTCTAGCTGCATCAACTAAGCTTCATAATGAGGCAGTACCAAAACAAGCTATTGAAGATACAAGACTTGTAGCTAAAAACCTAATATCTAATATAGATAAAGCTGTAGATGAATTAGTTTCATAGATGTTTGACCTAAGTACGTCATTAAACTGCTTAAGAGTTACAAAGCTATAGTTTTTATTTGTTGCCACTATATTTCCCTATAGCTTATAGCTTGGTTATGTAAGTCCTTCTGTGTTGCTTTATATTTACATTTTTTTTTCATGCGACCTTTAGATGTGAATTTTTTTGACATAGTATTTTCCTTATTTTTGACAGTATAATCTTTTACATGTGCAGTATTGACGAGCTATTGCATATGACATTATAAGTACCACAGAAGGCATTAATTAAATCTACAAAGGAATTTATATGTTTAACAAGTTAAAGCGTTTATACGTAAAGTATATGACATATAGAAAATACAAAAAATTAATAAAGTATTACAACAATTTGTTTTTTACTGAGTTAAAGTTTGGTTTTCTATCAGATACAACTATACATAGGTTGGTACTAAATATACTTGCGTGCTCAAAGTACAAAGACATAATGGCGTGCAAATTTAAAGCTGAAGCTAAAGTATTACCTAAAATAGTTTTAAAACACATGTGAGACATATAAAGATGTCTTATTTGAGAAGTATAAGTGAAAATATAATATTCCTAATAAGAATAAAAAGAGTTTTCATTTGGGTTAGTAATCATATAGGTAATTAAAATAATCATATAATTTTTTTACCTTTTCAATTTTGTTATGTGTACGGTCTTAGAAAACAAAGCTCCTTTCTTAAAAGTTTTTGAGGCAACTATTTATTCAACCAAAATCCTATATGATGAACACTCTTGCTGAATATAAATGTAATTATTTTCATAATTTACAACTAAGATAATTTATATTAGTAGCTTATACTTCTCTAGTAAGGCATCTTGTGTCAACACAATATTAAGGAGTAAAGAATGTTGCAAGTGGATGGGTTTGATATAAAACCAGTAAAAAATAATAATGGTCTAATAAACGGCATTTTGTTGCAGAAGAATAATAGACATCTTCATCTAAGGTTTACAGAGGAAGCACAAAACAGATTGCTTGTTCCAATGAAAAATAGTAAGGTAGAAATCGGAATTGCTTCATTGTTTATAGACGATAGAGTATCATGCTTTAATGCTACTTGCGAAGATAGTAGATGTTTTCTTTGCCTACTTAATGTCCGAGAAAGTGCAAATAGACAAGATGCTAAAGACATTGCTGACAAACTAAGTGGTATGGATAGAAACAAGTTGTTATTTCTATTAAATGTAGCAGACAAGGAGAATTCAAATGGATTGTAAAGAAGAAAAAGAGTACCAAGTAAAACAAGAATATGATTACGAGAAACGTCTTCGTGGTGAACTTGGATTTGCTCTGGAAGAGCTTAATGCTTTAACTGTAGTTGAAGATATTAAGAGATTGCATAAACAATTAAATGCATATGGTTGGTACTTTGAACCAAGTGAATTGTGTGAAGCATTATGGGAGCTAGGATGACAGTAGAAAAATTATTATCAAACGGTGGAGAACTAATAGGAAGCAGAGCGCTTGGCGTTGAGATTGAAAGTAGTGGTTACGATATTGTAATAAGTCGTGATGATGTTAGCAAATTATTGTCTAATAATGTAACCAAATATGACTTTCTAAACAATGGCAGAGCAATAATAAAAGAGTATGCTAAAGAAAACAAGATTTTAAATCATACTGTTCAACACAAGGATACCTATGGTTCAATTGCTGCTATTTCACATAGTTTAAAAAAGTCTGTAACTATTGCTAATGTGCCATCAGAGATATTGATAGTGGATTTAATTAATTCAAAAGATGAAAATATTAACAACGATAAAATAGGAAAAGAATGGCGCAATATCATAGAATTGTTAATTTATTATGATGTAAGCAACAGAAAGATTAACTTATTTATATTTGATACCCATAAAGACAAAGATATTATACATAGATATCAAAACATTGTGATAGCAATGAAGTCTATGGACAAAAAAGAATTACGTGATAAAAAAACGAGAGTTGAAATATTTAGGGCACTGAAGAAGCTCAATAAGCTGATGTAGCTTAATCATACGTCCAAGCTGGATTAACGTTAAAAGCTGAAGCAAAGCAATACAGATGTATTAGCTGGAGTCCTATGTAAGACAATAAAAATTTTAAGGAGAAACAAATGGAAAAGAAATTTAGAGTTAATAGATTAGTTTATTTAGTTTTAGAGAACAAAATCAATGAACCTTTGACTAGGCCCAAAGTTAAATCTTTGTTTAATGAAATACATGAATATAACGACAAAGAAATACCTCTTCTATACAAAGCAACATTATTGAATAAATTGATGGCCAATGCTTTGCATAAATATACCATATCTAAAAAGATTATGTCTTTTGATGTTTTAAGTAAAAGACAATTAGATGAGTATGCGTTTACAATAGAAACAGTATTTTTAACTCATGTAATGCGCAATCAATTTGCTAGTATGCTGGATGATATTGCAGAATTTGTAAAAAGTATACATTTGACAGATGATAAAAGCTATATTCTTTTAAATGCAGTAAATAAAGGTATTTTGATTCTTCGATTAACTAATTTTAAAAGCACGTACTATAGAAACATCAATATCCAGCTTGAAACAGAACATAGAAACAGATATGATCAATTCAATTACATTAGTAAAGTGTTGAGCAAAGTGGATAAAAAGGTTTTTTACCATAGCGGATATAGAAGTGCCTTGTGGTTTACGTGGAATTTAAAACTTTGTACTAGCGATGCAAATAAAACATTTGCAAACAAAGTGCATGCAGCCTTAGATCTAACAGTAGACACCTTAGACTTTAAAAAGACATCGTTCAGAAATGGACAGATAGCTATGCTATTGGTATTCAGACTCTACTTGGGAGAGAACCATATGCAATTTAAAAATATACACAATCAAATCAATGAGCATTTAGAAGATATATCAAACAAACAGATAACTTTGGAAGATTTAGACAAGGCTATAGAATCTTTAAATGTATTGGGCAAATTAGGTAAAAGATTACAAAGAGAATTAAAAGGAGAAACAAATGAATAATGAGCAAATAGTTATGACGGGACTAGAGTATGCAACTCTAAAAGAAGTCATCCTTAATACAACTTCAAAAACACAATTATCAAAACATCCAAAATTACATAAAACAAAAAGAGTCGTATTTGACAAAGTAGACAAAGTTTATAGTCCTTCATTTGATATGTCACTTGGTTTTACAAGAGAAAATATATTTACCAACAACTATAAAACAATTGATTTTGTAAAAGACAAAGTTAAAGCCGTAGCCTACTTGAAGTACCCATTAAGACTAATGATTGTTTACATCAATAAAATGAAGTCATTTGATAATGTAAGCTACAAAGACTACGCAACAGTAGATAAAACATTCAAATCATATGTGATGAAATTAATTTTTCATAAAGAAACAAAAGAAGCTGAAGAGCTATTAAAACTATACAATCAAGGAGAAACAAATGAATAACACGGTAATGCAATTATTAAGAGCTAATGTAAAAGCACAATTAGATAACAAACAGGTTCTGCCTATTTGTTTAAAAAGTAAGCCAGGACTAGGTAAATCAAGCAGTGTGAAAACAATTGCTAAGGAATTAGGAGTACCAACAGTAGAAGTATCTATGCCATCACGAGGAATTCAATATTATTTAGGATTACCAGATTTTGTAGATGCAGAAGAACTGAATAAATACAAAATTGATGGACTAACACAATCAAAGGTTACAGAGTGGACAGCTCCTGAATTAGTTGTTAGAGCTAACCTTGAAGCTGAAAAGCATGGTGGATGTGTGGTACTACTAGATGATGTTCATAAGGTAAATAGATCTACCCAAGCAGTTCTATACGAATTATTATTAGATAGACGTATGGGACAATATAGGCTGCACGATAAAGTAGCTATTGTACTAACTATGAATGATAGTGAAGCTGCTGGTATGCAGTTAATGGATACACCAGTTAAAGATAGAATGCAGCTAGTTGAAGTTGAGTTAAACAGCGAATACTGGATTGATAATTTTGGTGCCAAACTAAATATGTATGTTTCATCTTTCGTGAGAAAGAATCCAAGCTATATTAGCGAAGAAGAAACAGAAGATCTTGAATCTTCAGCATCACCAAGAAGCTGGGAATATTTTTCAAATATGCTAGATTCATTAGATAATGCATTTATTAGTGAAAATGCTTATATGGTTGCTAAAGGCTTTGTGTCTAATGATGTTGCAAGAGAATTCAATAAACATGTGCAATATGTTAACTCTATCAACTTTGAAGAAAAGGTAAATAAACAAATAGTACCAAACTTCAAAGACATGGACTTTATTGATGAGATCTTATATTCATATATCTTTAATCATATAGTTAAGCCTATAGATGCAAAATATATGCTTGATCTTATCAATACTGCATTAGATGAGAATGATACGTTTATTGGATTCTTGTCTGCTGAAATGGCTAGTAAATATTCTCAAAATGTCAATGGTGAAGAGATTACCAAAGGGCAACAAATTGTGCTTGAGAAATTAATGGGTACATTTGATAGTACCAAATACAAGTTATCTAAGAAAGATGAGAAAGCTTTAGAGAAAGTTGATTTCAAAGACAAAAAGACATTCCTTCAAAAAATAAGTAATTATATTCTGTAGGGCACTAGACACTATATTTAACGCTAAAAATAGGGAGTTTATTATAAACTTTCTATTAAATAAAACAGGAGAAAAAAATGACTAAAGAAAAGTTTATCAAAGAGTTTAGAAGAGAAGTTCTTAAAGAAGTTGTAGTAGATTTAAATCAAGTTATGGGACAAAGCAAAACAGCTTTCTTGTCTACAGGTTTGTTTCTTGAGCTACCAATCAAGATTATTCTTGAAGAGTCGGATGAAGTAGAGAGTACCAAAAAACTTGATGTGCAACAATTAGATGAATTAATATCTGTAGAAGTAACAGATGAAGCAGTAGAGCTTACAATTCTATATGCAGATGATAAGCATCTAAAACATATTTTAAAAGTTTCCAAGAAGCATACTATTTATTTTACATATCAATATTTAAAATCTATTCAGTGGATTGTTAGAGGGTACTTTTCTTATGCGCATGAAGCTAAAATGTTTAGATTGGTACAAGATAGGGAGGAACCATTCTATCTTATTGAATTAGCAAATACATTAGCTATCAATACATTTGTTAAAGAGCTACTTAGTCAATCAAGTGGGTTAGATAAATGGAAGACAATCGATTACATTGTTAATTCGTGGGGCAAATTAGAACCTGCAGAAACTATCATTACACAATTAGATAGCACCAAACTAAAGATCAAAAAGTTCAAAGGTAAGTTTGCAAAAGTAACACATACAGATTTAACTTATGTTACGAAACAGAAAGATAAAGCTATTGATAATGGTTCTTTTAAAGGTGCTCAATCTATCAAAAAAGATGATAGAGATAGAACGTTGGCTGCATTAGCTGAACGCATTGAAGAGAGTATTTCTACAGCAACGAAAGGTACAAGTATTGGTACTTTATTTCAACAAGTATTTGATGAAGTAAAAATTAATGTAGATTGGTTTAAAGATTTTAAACGTACTTTTGAAGTACAAGTTAATCACAAGACTCATGAGTCTTATCAATCATGGGAAAATATTGATAGCGAATTAAGACATATCTATAAAGCTCCTACTGAGATTAATGCAGACACAAAATTAAAGCTCATTATTGCCATTGACCAATCAGGCTCATTTCATACAGAAGACTTGCAGAAACTTCTATATGTTATGAAAAAGAAATCTAAAAAGATTAATGAAGTGCATGTGTTAATTCATACAACAGATATTATTAAAGAGTACCACCTAAATGATGAGTATGATATTAAAAACGACTCTATGTTTAGAGAAGCTTTTTCTACAAGACATGGTAGTGGTGGCACTTCTCATAAAGCTGTGTTTGATAGAGCGGAACAGATTATGAAGAATTCAAAAGATGAATTAATCTTCATTAGTTTATCAGATATGTATAGTGATATTGAATCTTTAATTGGAAATTATCCAACATTGAAAAAATCTCATCCTATCTGGCTGGTAACAAATGATGGTAGAGAGATGAATCCAAAAATTGTAGGTGGTAAGCAAATTACTTTACCGTAGATATACTTGTTGGCACTATTTATCTAGTGCCAACAAATAAACAACTGAATATTAAGGAGTAAAAATGGAACTAGATCAAAATATCTATTCGTACCCAAAAACATACAAAGAACTTAAAGATGAGCAATCAAAGCTAGATGGCGAATTGGAATCTATTCTTAGTGAGTGGTTCAACACTGATAAGTTTAGAGAAGAGATTGCTCTTATTGCACTAAAGAATAGAGAACTATTTAAAGAATTTTCAAAAAAGGAATTGATTTATCATATTAGATTACCATTTACGTATCTAGAGGAAAATGAGATAAGAAGAGATAGGTACTATGCAATTACACAATTGCTGTTGTCAAATACAAAAAATCCATATGCAGAAAAAGTAAAAGAGTTAGTGTTAAAACTAAGAGATACAAACAGGAATATTGGACATAAGAAAGGTGAACGACACGAAGAATTTTACTTTAGAAAACATCATACCTTTAATAATTATATGTGTGACGAACTGGGTGCAGAAAGTCTATCACCTGTATTCTTTTCAAAAGAAGTTCTTGCTAAAGCTATAGAGTATTGCGAAGAGTATCAAGATGAATTTGATAGGAAAGAAAATATTAACGATTTAAAATCTCTGCTTGCTAGATGGAATGATGATAGAGTATATGAATATTCTGCATGGTGGTAAAAAGGATGGATAATGGCGAACTGGTCAACGGCGCAGATAGATATATATGACTTAAATGTGTTTGATGCCCTCAATGTGAAGAAACTGTTTGTGGAACAACAAGATGATACAACTTTCATACACAGATATAAAATTGTTGTCAATAACATAAAGTTAGTTAGTGATGACGATATTAAATATGACATAAAGATTGATTGTGATGGAAGGTGGTCTTGTGAAGAAGAACCACTAATAAATGATTTACTCAAATTAGTACCAACACTAAACATGGAGTTTATGGAATATGAGGAAGGCGATAATTATATTCAATACATTGAATATAAAAATGGTATCAGAATAGGATATGAAAATAATGTTTTAGACAGCGCACTAGGGAAAGAGATACTTGGTACTAAATATATAGAAGAATTATTGAACGATATTCAATAGTGAAAAAAAACAATAAAAAAAAGGAACAAAGCAATGGAACAAAACAAAATAAACAAATATCAGGCAACTAGTGATAAAATGGTGAAAATATTTGACATATTCAAAGCTAGTGAAGGATTACTGCGTCCACACTTTATTCTAACTGGTCCAAGCGGAAGTGGCAAATCTTATACCATAAAACAAATATGTAAAATTAAGAAATTAAATTACATTGAAATTAATGCAGCAGCATTAACAAAAGAAGGAATGGCTGGCAACAGTTTATCAAAGGCATTGTCTCCACTAAATGAAGCTGGAAATAGATTGACGGTTGTTTTTGTTGATGAGTTCGATAAACTTTTCATTAGTGGAAATTCCAACGATTCAAAGGCCCACGAATCTACGACAGGAGTTCAGAATGAATTCCTAAAAGTTCTCGAAGGAGACAGTACTCAAGTTTTTGGTGATTACGGAAAGTATGTAACAGTCAAAACCTCAAAAGTATTATTCGTGTTTGCTGGTGCGTTTAACAATGAAGATAATATAAACTTACAAAGGCTTCAGGATATTGGACTCAAAACAGAATTCCTTGGTAGAGTTGGATTGGTGTTTAACATAGAAAAGCTGTCACTTGAAGCAATGCTAGAAATGGTAAATGATTCAAACGAGCTAAAAATGTACTGTGAACTATATAACACTGAGCATGCTAAAGCAGTATGCGACATCCAAGAAGCAATAAAAAATACATATAAAGAAAATCAAATTGGTGCAAGATTAATTAGTTCTCTTGTCACGCAATACTTTATTAATGGTGGAAAGTTATCTGACAGCGTTGTAGAGAATATAGAGTTTAAAAATAAACTGAAATTATAATATTGGAGAAAAAACAAAATGAATTTAATTAAAAAAATGTTTAACAAACAAATGGAACTAAATAATCAAACAGCTGGTATTGGATGGGATAAATCGTTCAATGAGAACTTTGTATCACCAGAGAGATGGGAAAAATATAAAATTATTGAAGCATGTGAACTGTTAGAAAGTTTACCTAATTGCTACCATTGGAAGAAGAATGAAGCAGATTGGTTCAATGTTAAAGTAGAAGCTATTGATATTCTATTTTTTGCAATCAGCCATGCTATTGCAAGCGGTACAAACTATAAAGAATTTGGATATAACATCTTTGATGGCATTGGTAGTCAACTAGTCAATGTTTTTGATATTGGCACTATTGTTATTAATGATATTGTTAAATCAAATAGTACCGAAGCAATAGGAGTTTTATTCAAGAAGCTAGATATGGATGTGGAAGATATCTACAAAGCTTATATGTCTAAACATGTATTAAATAGATTTAGACAAGAACATGGGTATAAAGAAGGGGAATATATTAAGATTTGGAACGGCGAAGAAGATAACGTGTCTGCGTTCAAATTAGCTGACGAATGCTCATTAGATAGTTTTGAAATCGAACTGTACCAAAAACTAGAAAACGAATATAGACTTGTATAGAACATGAATGCAAAGGAAAATAAGATGAATAAAGAAATTAAATCAGACGGCGGTAAAAACAATTTTTACAAGTTTCCAGAGTGGGTAGATGATATTGACTCCTTAGCACGCTATATGAAATGGAGCTTCAGCGAAGGAAATCTGGCAAAATCTCTTACAACAAATATCGGTTCAAGACATAGCGGTACGAATTCTTTAAGAGAGAAAAAGAAGACAGTACATTATGCAATCGATAGACTGCTTACTGAAGCAACACCTGATGAAATTGTTGAGCAAGTATTAAATCAACTGGGGTACAAAGAAAAGATACGCAATTGCTTCTATGAAACAAATGAAGATATGTTGCTTGTTAAACAGGAAGAGTGCAAAGAATTAGCTACTAAGCTAAAGCTATGGGATTAGCACCATGTCTAGGCTAACAAATGAGAAAGTAGTATCTTTGTATATAAATACATGCGAAGATGCAACAATTGACAATGTTGACGATATAAATATTGTGTACGAAAACAAGTATTCAAATCTATCCATATATTTCACTGGTGACTCTATAGTATTAAGAACATACAAAAATACCCTTGTTGAATACAATATTGAACACGATAAGTATGTAGTAAACCAACGAACTGCAAACAGGTCCCATGTATCTAACAAACATAGACATTTATTTCTTCAGCAAGTACCAAAAACAAAAGTATTGTTTTTGGACTACAAAACAATATTGAACTTAAAAGAGGGTATTATTCAAAAGAAGCTCAAAAGAGAAAGAGATGAAAATACTATAAATAAAATATTAGAAGAACTAAAAAAACTATATGATTGTCTGGAATTTTCAGATATTTGGTCACAACCAAATGAAGGACAAAAACATGACGAAACGAAACTAGAAATACTCAAATTATTCTTTACAAAAGGCAAGGAATTAAAATGATTGTAGCAGGATGCGATATTGGTTTGAGTGGAGGGATAACAATCATAAATGAATCAAGGAAGATTATAAATGTTGTCCCAATGCCTATTCGTAAAATTATAGACAAGGAAGCTATAACTGTGTTTGCCAAGGATGGCAAAAACAATAAGATTATGATTAAGTCAGGACCCAACAAAGGTTCATATAAAAAGATAATCAAAACACCTGAGAAGTCTCATAATGAGTTAGATGTTCACAGTATAAATGACTTATTTAAGGGCATAGATGTTTTGCAGATAGAACAACCAGGCATTACAACTGGCAACAGCAGTAGAAGCAGCTCTACGGTAGCTAGAAACTATGGAAAGTTATTAGCTGTAGCAGAATTGAATAATGTTGATATACAACCTATACCTGCCAATAAATGGAAGAAAAACCTTAACCTATCCAAAGATAAGTCTGAAGCAATAAAACTTGCTATAGAGCTCTTAAATGAGTTTAGAAACGATGGTTGGATTATCAACATATTTGATAAAAAAAATAGTACCAAAGACAACATAGAGTTTAAATCATCAGAAGATGGATTAGCTGAGTCTTTTTTGATTGGGTACAACTATTTAAAGGAGAAAGAAAATGACACATAATGAAATCTATAAACAATTAGATCACAGATGGAATAAGGCTATAGACTTACTTATAGATGTTGTATTTGATATTACAAGATACATTAAATTTGAGATAGAAGATACAACAACAGATAACTATAATGAGTTTATAGAAGAAATAAATAAAGATGGGTACTTCACTATCAGTAGAGACGGTACACTATCATCAATCTATGAGAATCAAGCTGTGAATATAAAAGCTAGAGTATGGCACGATTATCATCACTATCATTCAAAGTTATCATTTTCTTATGAAGATGAATTAAAAGTATTAGCTTTACAATTAAAAGATATAGATAACTATTGTAGTACCAAAACAATAGATACGCAGACAAAAGAAGATGCAAAGTCTATACTATCTATTGATATCCAACAACAGGTTGAGTATTATCAAACACATAAATGCTTTGTTAATGAACAGAGATCGTTTGTCAGAAGCATTTGGTTTAATGATATTTATAAATGCTATAGGGGACAAGTATATAGGAAAAGACATAGATAGGAGAAATGAATGGAACGAATAATCAAAGCAGTTATAGAGGGTACTAAATATAATGGAGTACCAAAACACACAAAGTCTTTATCTGCATCATCTTTTGGCCTTGAAAATCAACAGCTCTTATTGAGATGGAAGAATGGAGACCCATCAGATGATGATGAATTTGGTAACAATACTTTAGGTTCTGTTATTCATAAAGGCTTTGAGGAAATATTTAAAAGCAAGGATGGTTTTGAGGTAGAAAAACCACTCAGCCACAAAGTAAATAATTGGACAATAACGGGCACAGTTGATTTAATTGACCACGAAGATAAGATTATCTATGACTATAAGTTATTGTCTGCTGGAGGCTATAAAAAAGTAGCATCTGGTGATGTTGGTACTTATGAAACACAATTAAATATCTATAGATATCTCCTTTTTAAAGAACTTGGAGAAGAGTACCAAATCAAACTACTTGCTTTAAACAAAGGTGGTTCTGCTGTATTAAAGAATATATATACATTTGTAGATATTGAAACATATGATTTCGATTTGGTTGAAGATATGATTATTGATAAAACAAATGAGATTGAATATTTAATAGAGCATCCTGATGAAGTATTAGAATGCGATATCTGGAAGTTTGGTAAAAACAAAGAAAAGCAACCAAACAGATGTGCATATTATTGTGGTTGGAGAGATAAGTGTGGGTACTGGAAAAAGAGAAATAGTACCAACAATCACTTTGCAACTAAAAACTTATTGATGTAGAGATATCTTCTGCATCAATAAAATATATATTAAGGAGTAGTGAATGAAGTTACGTCCATATCAACAAGAAGCTGTCGACAAAGTACTTGAAGCAGTCAACGATTTAATGTTTGCCCAAGACCTTGAAGGGGAAAAGAGAGACACTATTGTCCTTGATGCTCAGGTGAGCTGGGGGAAAAGCATAGCAATTCTTGAAATAGCAAAGAAGCTATCTGAGTTTGAAACAGTGCTTATCGTATTTCCAATCAGAGCTTTGATAGAACAATTTGTTGACACAGCAAAACTGATAAACCTTGAAGTAGGCGTTATTGCTTCTGGGTATGATAACCAATGTGAAAATTGCAATATTCAAATAGGAATGTTCCAATCTGTTGTATCAAGACTTGAAAAGGGTACTTTGAATTTTGTACCAACAATCATAATTCAAGATGAAATACATAAGTTCTCAAGTGGTGGTACTATCAATAAACTTAAGAAGCAATTCGGATATAGCATTAGAATAGGTATGACAGGTACTCCCTACAATGCATTTGGCTATCAATTAGACAATGTTTACAAAACAATTCAAACAATGACTAATGCAGAAATGGCTAAATCAGTTTGGCATCCAAACATTGAAACATATGTAGCTTCATTCGCTGAAAAATTAGATTTTGATAATATCAAAGTGACTTCATCAGGAGACTTTGACAAATACCAGTTAAATAATATAATTGAAAAAGATACATATATAAACAATGTTGTTAATACGATGAAGCATATGAATATGCAAGACAGAAAAGTATTATTGTTTACATCATCAATTCATACAGCAGAGGTACTGAATGAGGTACTTCAAGCAAATGGTTTTAGTTCTATGGTATATCATTCAAAAGTACCAAACAAACAACGTGATGCAATTTTAAAATCATTTATCAATCAAGAAAAGTATATTGATCCAAATTCAGCACAGCAAGCACTACCTGAATTTGAAAATAATGTATTCACTGTAAAATGCTTGGTCAATGTAAATGCATTATCAACAGGTTTCTCAGACACAGAGATTGAAGATTTAGTTATTGCAACATCAATAGGGTCAAGACCAAAAGAACTACAGATTTTGGGAAGAAATCTCCGTAGAACAGATAAGGTCGAAACTAAGAGATTTCTTGATTGTGGTTCTAATTTTGCAAGATTTGGATTTTATTATGATGACTTTAATCCAGTACCAAAAACAGAAGATAGAGAACAAAACATAATAAACCTTGCCAAAGAGGTTGATAGATTAGCATTACTCAATCTTGATGAACTTATTGATAAAGATGTTGTGGTACAAGAGATAAGTAGAGATTGGTACAATGAACGCATAGCTAGACTTGAAGAGCTTGAGAAAGAGTTATACAAAAAGAAAGAAGAAGTTGAACAAGTTCATGTTGGTACTGTAAAAAGAAAAACAGATGATACTATTGTACGAATCAAGAATCCTCAAGAACGTATAGCTGATATTATTAAGGTATACAAAACTACAGTAAATATAGAAGTGCTTGTTGAAGCTTTTATAGATATTCATGTGTATATCAATGGATTGCCTAAGAACAAAGATGGATATGAATATAAACCTTCATCAAATTTCTTCTTTAAGAAAATGATGCCTATTTGGGATAAGTACCATGGACAACACAGAAGATGGTTCAAGGCTTTAAAAACAAGAGGCACAAATATCATCAAGGAAGGCAAGAATATGTTTGGATGGGCATTCTTTTTGGAGTTCTTGGAAGAAAGATATCTTGATGAACTTGAAGAACAAAAAAGATATATGGGTGTTATAGACAATAGTGACAACGATGACATAGAAGATGAAGATATTCCATTTTAAGGAGTTATTCTAAATAGTACCAACAATAAAAACAATTGATAAAAAGGATAAATAATGAACAAGAAAACTAAGTCAACTATTAAAGATGGTTGGGATTTTGCAAACATAGATGCTTTAGAGAAATTAGTAATGGCTCTGAACAATAAGAATGAGAGAATATTATTTTTTGCTTTAATGGATATGGCTACAAGGGATAAGCTAATTATTTCACTGAACCCAACAGAGATTGCAAAAGATATAAAAGTTAACCATCAAACAATATCTAAAACTTTAGATAAATTCCAAGAATTGGACTATATTAAAAAGGTTAAAGAGGTTGAAGATATTTTAGTATATAAGTTAAATCCATATGTATATATTCCATCTACAATGGAATCAAAAGATATTACTGCTGTCCAAATTGAATGGGATACTATTTATTAAAATAAATAAGAATTTGCTTCTTTTGTATAAAGAGAATATTGCAACAAAGCCTTTTTTGGCTCCTAACAATGGTACTTCAAAGCACTTTTTAAACATGGCATATATTGGTACTGTTTGCTATAGCATCAATTGTCACACTTTTTATACAATGAAGAACTTGATGATCTTATTACATTATATAAAAGCTGTCATCAAGAAAAACATGAGGATTAGATTATGAGCTATAAGATAAAGATTGATTTGATATCTGAAGATATAAATGGTAAACCAATGTTTCATGCAAAAGATAACTTCAAGGAGAAATACCTTGAAGGAAAAGAGATTGCTGATATGATGAACAAGCTTCATCCAGATAAAAAAGAACTTGATTTTGTAAGAAAAGCAACTAAGCTTTTTAAGGCAGATTCAATGACAATTGAATTAAAAGATTAACTATATAATAAACTATATAGTACCAAAACATAAAGGAGATACGTATGAAAATTAAAGAAACAGAATCTTTAAAATACATACTTGATAAGCTTGAGATACAAGGTAAATTTAAATCAGATAGGTACATCTATCTAAACCCATTATTGTTTTATACATCAATATTGGCAAACTTAACATCAGGTTTGGTACTTAATAGTAATGGTAAGAATATAAAGTTTTTTGGTGTAACTCTTGCTGGAAGTGGATTTGGTAAGGACTTTAGTTTTGGTACTGTTGCTGATGTGTTTAACTTTAACAGAACTGTATATCATGAAGCTATGAAACAAGAATTGATTGCGAATGTTGAAGGTGATGAAAGATTAAAACATGAAGTTGAGAATAGTTTTGTTCTTGGAGAAAAGAAAGGTTTAGATGCCTTGTTGAATTATATTCCAAGAGATATAACTGTATCTATTGAGGGTACAAAAGAGGGTTTTGTTGCTACATCATATGCAGTTGCTGCTGCTCAATTTTCAAGCATCAATGTTTCTGTTAGTGAACTTGGTGATATTGTTACAAATTCAGCAGAAGCTTTGAATAAGCTGAAAGAAGCATATGATGGTACCATTAAAGCTAAAGTAACAAAATCTGAGAACACTCCTCAAGTAGATAATCTTACAACAAATATACTATTGTTTGGTTCTGAAGCTGGTGTATCAAAGAAAGATAAAGAACAATTACTCAAGCTTCTTGAATCTGGTCTATACAGAAGATCTGTAATCTTCAACTTTGAGCCAAAACCTATTGAACGTCAAAGCAGTGAAAATGTTGAGATGCAAGAAGAAGAACTTAATGAGCTATTTAGCTATATAGATTCAATAAAAGCTATTATCAAATCAAACACAAAGAACTACAAAGAAGCTTTAGAGTTTGGGCACCAACAAGATTATAAAGAAAGACTTGTTTCAATACAAGACGAACTAATAGACAAGGCAAATGACAATCTTGCTGATAAGTGGTTAACAATAGATGTGTCTTCAATTGACATGATTGATAATATAGCTCACTTATTATGCATTCTTGATAGCTCAATGACATTAACTTTAGAGCATTTAGAATCTGCATATTCAATCTTTAAAGAGTCAAGAGAGACTATCTCAAATATAATCAATCCAATAAGTATTCATAAAGATTTATTCAATGTTCTGAAATTGGCTAAGAGAAAATTGTCTATACACGAGCTTGATTCTTATGGTGTTAACCTGGGGAGTACCAAACAAATACGTGAAGAGACAATAGAGCTATTTAAAGACTATGCTTATTACAAAGGCTATGTTCCTAATGTTACAGGAAAGAATACAAGATATTTCTATATGGAAGAACCATCTAAAACAGAGATGGATAAGATTATTTGTTCAATCGATGTTCATGATTATGAGCAAAAGAAGATAGAGCCTCAAGCATCTGCATCTTTTCTTCCATTGGAAGTTAATTTCTTTGGAGAAGCTCCATCTATAGAAGCTTTGGTACGTTCCAATAAAGCAAAAAGCTTTACTACATCATGGTATGAACCAACAGCTATGTCTGAGAAACTTGCAACTACTCAGGGAGCAGGTCATAGAAGGGCAGATAATGCTATTAAGGGACAAAATCTAATTGGATTCGATATAGATGATGGAATGACCCTTAAAGAAGCTAGAGAGCTTTTAAAAGACTATACATACATCATCTACACAACAAGGTCTCATAGAAAAGAAAAAAATGGTGAAATGCAAGGTGATAGATTTCGTATTTTAGTACCAACAACAAATAAGTATTATGTAGATCCTGAACAACATAAGAAGATGTATAAGAATATAGCTGAATTCTTTGGGTTCAAGGTATATGACCAAGCTACAACCAACATATCAAGACTTTGGTTCACGAATCCAGAAGCTGAGGTATTTACTAATGTTGGTACAAAATTAAATGCTCAAGCGTTTATACCTGAAACAGAACAAGGTAATCATGCATTAGAGATCCTTAACAAACTAATGGATTCTGGAGTTGATTATGAAGATGAGGTAGAAAGACGTGTTGCAGGAATCAAGAAATGGTTTGTTGTTAATACAGCAACAGGTTCAAGAAATAGTAACCTATATTCTGCGAAGAAGCTTCTTGAGGAGATAGGAGTACATAATGTTGAGTTGGTACTGTTTGAGCTAAATAACCTACTTTCTGAGCCGTTGAGCGATAAAGAAGTAACTTCAATAGCTAGGAGGAACTAATGGACAAAGAAGTTAATTGCAAAATATGTACATCAACAAAGGATGTTAATGAAAATGGTATATGTAAAATATGTACCAAAACAAACAGAGAATTAGTAAAAGGAAGAAAAAGATGAATAAGAACTGTATTATGGTATCTGGTTTGCCTTCAACAGGGAAGAGTGCGAGTTTAAGAAATATGGATTTAAAATCAATCATTTATATTTCTACGGATGGGAAGAATGAGATGGATTTTAATATGCAAGATGAATTTGGGAAATTTATAATTCCGATGGACCCCATTCAGGTGATTCAGTCACTACAAGCGTTTGAAGAGAGTGAGTACCAAACAATTGTAATCGATAGCCTTAGCTTTTGGTTTGAGCAGCTAGAGAGCATGCATGTATTAACAGCTGATGATACTAGAGCTGCATGGGGGCTGTATGCTCAATGGGGAAAAGAACTATTGAATTTTGCAAGATTGAAAAGTAAAAAGAATTGGATCTTCTTTATCCATACAAATGATGAAACAGGTGGAAAGAAAAAAGGAATGGTTAAAGGTTCACTTTCTAAGCTTGGATTAGAATCTTTCTTTGGTACTGTATTAGAGACATATACATATGATTTAGCAGAACCAAATCCATTTGGCAGTTATGTTGGGTACGGATTCGTTACAAAGCCAGGGCAAGAGAATAGAAATACAAATGCAAGAAGTCCTCTTGGGCTATTTCCTCACAAAGTACCAAACAATGACTTATCTCTCATCTTTGATAGATTAAATGGTAATAAGATTGATTGGGAAGATAAAGATGTTTTGTTTGCTAAAGATAAAGAACTTGCTAAGAAGTTTGGTTTAGCATAGAGAAATGAAGAAGAAAAAAAGAATACATCCAAAAATTTATGATGTCTGCATAAAAAAAAGCAAAAGAGATTTTGTCAATGTTAAGACATTTGTGAATTACTTTGGAATCAAAAGACAATCGTTCTACATACAAAGACAACACTATGACTTTGAAGACATAGTTATTAAAAAAGATAATAAGTTGCATGTAGACAAAAGTTTCTTTGTGGAGATGATAAAGCTAAGAACAAAAATGTTTAATAAAGCTGCTGAACTTGCGTTCGAAGAAGAAAACAAATCTACAGCAGCTAGAGAGCTACACAAGCTCTTTAGTTGGGGTACTTATGTTTCTTGGAAAGCATTTGTGTATAACGGTGTATTTGCCATTGGTGCAAACACTCCTATGTTTCTAAAAACATCTCCATATGTTATTGGGTACCTTGAATACAAAGGTGTGGATTTAGAAACTCTATAGGATTAATTCTAATGTACCTAGAAAGAAAGATAAATATCTTCTCGATAGATTTATCGTTTTAGATAAAAAATTAATTCTAGGGAAGATATAGGTTGATTGAGTACCAAACTAACAACCCCCTCTTTCCCACTACCCCTTTTTGTAACTGCGTGACTAGCGAGGCTCGCTGGTTTTTAAATAAGGGTCGCTGCATACATACAAGGCGTTAGCCTTGGATGGATGGAGAGTTGCTTGTTGAAAAATTAAGAACTGAGTGACGGCAGAGCAGTTACAACAAAAATGACTTTAGATTTGAAAAACTTTTTATCTCTCTTAATTAGTACCAAACACTACAATAATAATTAAACAACTTTTATGTTTGGTACTAATTAAGGGAGAGTGAATATTTATCGTTAGCACTAGGCTTCTTTTTAGAGAGAAAAACCTGCCGTAAAATAGTCAGGAAGGTTTGAACATCGAAAGCAGCTCTCCGCTAACGCTTCGTTAACGCTGCCCTGCTTCGCAGGTAAACTTTCGCTATTCAAATCCTGATATTTTACTCTGGCCTTTCTCTCTAAAGGGGGTAGGGGTAAAGAAGGAATGGTTTAAGGTTAGTTTAATTTTAATAAAACGTTTTAAGTAGTGTCTCCTTTATTATATAAATAAAGGGGGCGCAATAATAAAAAGAGTTAAATAGAAAAACTGGCCCAGTGGGCCAACTCAATAAACTGGCCCACTGGGCCAACTAGCTTGTTTGGGAAAACTGGCCAACTGGGCCAACTGGCCCACTGGGCCAACTGAGGTTTCATGATATCTTTTAAGAAATGAAAGATACATAATTAAGCCAATTTTAAATTTAAACAGTGTAAACTGTCCATATTAATAATAAAAAAAAAGGATCAAAAAAATGATAAAAAACTCAAATATTGTAGTTGAAGAGTTGGACCCAAGGCTGCTGCTAGAAAATATAGATGAATCTGTTGCTGAAATAACTCCGATTAACGAGGACGCAATACGTGCATTAGCAAATTCAATAAAAGAAAATGGACAACTCGAAAATATAATAGTCTATAATGGCAAACTGATGGATGGAAGACATCGCTGTAAAGCTTGTTTAGCATTGGGATTAAAAGTAAAAGCAAATGTATATGATAAGACAGTGTATTCAAGAGAAGACATTGAAGACATTGTAACATCAAAAGAAATGATCAACAAAGATCTAACAACAACACAGAAAGCAATTATAGCTTACAGAAGATATGTTGCTGGACACAATTTAAGCATTGCTCAGGCAGCAGTTAAAAGTGGAGTTAAAAGACATTATATAAGCTATGCAAAAACAATAAGTGAAAACAAGTATGCGATAACTCATAATTATATAGAGACATTATCAGAAAGAAAAGCTGTGAGACTTCCAGAAGAAGTTACTGATAAAGTAAAATATTCAACAGGTTTGTTAACAATCAAAACAACGCTTGATAAATATGATGAATATATAGCAAATGGTGGTGAACCAAAAGAAGGTCCAAATGTGGAGTATATTGTTGATTACAATAGCGCTTTGGCACTATATGACATTAATGATTATGTTGCCGACACATTCTGGGGAATTGTAAATATCGTAGACAAAGCATCATTCAATGAGAAAATAAAGATTATGCATTATCTGTTATCAGAAGCGTACCCATCGGAATTTGATTTTGATGTTGACGTTACTGTTGAGGAATTATCAAAAATCTGTCAATTTAAAAAGGGAGCATAGAAATGGAAAAGAAAGCAAAATTAAAAACAATGTTGGTACGTGAACATATTCATAAGAAAATTAAGATTCTGGCTCATGAAGCTGGAATGTCGATGGCTGCGTATATTGCTCATCTAGTTGCTGATAAAGAACCAAAAACGAAACCTCACGAAAGAAAGAAGTAGTGGTACTCCTTCTTTTCAAGAAGTGCCAAAAATCTGATACAGATTAAAGTATAGAGTTGGTACAATTTGTACCCCAATTTTGGTATTTGGTACACAACCAATGTAAATCCAATCAAAAAATAAAAACATAAAAACAAAGGAAATCCAATGGATATTTTAAATTTAATGGGCATTAGCCAAGAGACATATACAGAAACAGTTGCTGCACCAGCAGGAGAATCAAGCGTATTAGAGTCAGGTGCTTATAAAATGGTTATCAAAGAAGTTGCTGTATTTGAAACAGAGAAGAAAGCTAAGATGCTTAAAATTGAACTTACAGATGAAACATCTAAGAAAGATAGAGTATTCTATTTCAATACATCGTATGTAGATAAAAAAACTAATGAAGTAACTGAGAACAAGAGTGGTACAAAAGCTTTCAAAGCACTTGTTGATGCATTACATATGGAACCAGCTCAAATCACTACTGCACAAGCTGAATTTGAAGCGTATGGTAAAAAAGTACAAGGAACTAAATTAAGTCTTGAGGGACGTCCTGTTCTTGTATTAGTGCGTGAAATTGAAGATCCAAACAAAGAACAATTCCAAGTATACAATGACATTGAAGGGTTTGCTGATGTTGAAGGCAAAATCAAAGACAAAGATGGAAACTATTCAGATGAACCATTAGCTAAATGGAAAGAGAAACTTGAGAAAACACCTAGACTTGTTAAGAAAGCAAAAGGCAATAAAGCATCAGCTACTACAACTGCTACTGCTGCATCACCAGCTGCTGCTGAAGCTGCAAAAGCTTTAATGTAGTACCAAATATAGTATATGGATTAAAAGTCCATATACGTCAAATATAACACAGGAGAATAAGCTAATGGATGAGCTGTTAAATTCTATAAAACTTGTACCATCACAAGAACAACAAACAATCTTAAATACATTTAAAAGTGGGGATGAGTTAATTATTATTGATTCTGTTGCTGGTTCAGCTAAATCAACGACATTAAAAATGATTGCAAATGATAATCCAAACAGAACATTTAAATATATTGTCTTTAGTAAGATGCAACAAAAAGAAGCAATTGAAGCAATGCCATCAAATGTTGATCCAAGAACAATTCACTCATTGGCTTATGAAATAGTTAGAGCATTTGTTGGTACTATTGAGATTAAATCAAATAGGCAAATAATATATCTATCAAAAGTGTATAGCAAAAAAACAGACACAGATATTCTTATTGATTTGCTAGATAGATATTGTGCATCATCTATACAAAAAGTTGAAGATTTTGTTGATACGTTTGAAAATCTAGCTAATAAAAGTAATTACTCAAATGCATTAAAAAAGATTATGTACTTCATGCTAGACAACAAGGCCTTTAGTCATAATGGATATCTTAAATGGGCTTCATTGTTGGTACAAAGCAATCAAGTTAATTACGAAGTAGATGTTCTTGCTATTGATGAGGCTAACGATGCTATTGGTTCAACAGCTATATTGTTTGAAAATGTAAAAGCAAAACAGAAGATTGTAGTTGGAGATAAAAACCAAGAGATATTTGGATTTATGCATACAGAATCAATGTTTAAATTTTATAGTGATGTTGGTACACATTTAAAGCTAACTAAGTCATACAGATGCAACGAAGCAATAGCTACTGTTGTTCAAGATTTTGGCAAGGACTTCTTTGATGACGACTTTGTATTTGTTGGTACTAAGCATGAAGATACTTCTATAGATACAACATTAATACTGACAAGAACAAATAATGAGCTAGCAAATTATGTTCTAAGTATGACAAGCGAAGGGAAAAAGTTCAATCTCACTAGAAATTTAGATGCTGTATTTCAAGACTATATCTCTTTTAGAGGAATTGGTGCTAAAGCAAACAAGCTTATTGGCGACATGTCTTATCTTAATGAAGATATTAAAGAGTACCACAACTCCCAACTATTAAAAATGGATTATAAAAGTTGTTATGATTATCTTGATGAGGTATATGAAAAAAGTGAAGAATATGCAATATTTAAAAAGCAAGCTTTCTCTAGAAAGATAGAAGATTTTGTAATACTGAAAGATATTGCGTCTGAGGCTTTCAAGACAAAAGAAAAGCATAGATATGTTCTATCTACGGCTCATTCAAGTAAAGGCTTAACAGCTGATAAAGTAATTTTAGATAGCAAGCTTATTAGTTGGTTCTATGATAATTCAAATAATCCAGAAGCAATGAGGCTTGCATATGTTGCTGCTACAAGAGCAAAACATGAAGTTGATTTAAACTTTATGATAAAACTTATAAGGGATAAAAAATGTTAGTTAACAATATTGAAACAAAAGTACACGTTAGTTTAGAGATTGAGGAATTGAGAATTATGTTTGATTCATTGCAGGATCATGAACATAATTTTAGTAGTCTTCTAAATTCGTTAGAGAATGAGAACGATAGAGAATCTGTTGAGGATGAAGTGTTTGCAACAAGAAGGCTAAAGAATGATATTATGAATCTATTGGATTCTATTCATTGTGTTGATTAGTTGGTACAAAGATGAGTTTAATAAAAGATAATATCTATTATAAAACACCAACAGTTACACTACTTAATGCATCAGGTATTGGTGTAGCTGAATTAGCTTCAAGAACAGCGTACCAAAGCTATGATAAATCAGAACATGATGTTGTCAAAGATTTTGGCAATGGAAATCTATTGGATGTTGATAAATTAAAGTCTATTGAGAATAGTAGATTGGTTGTTGATTTGGTACACGTATTTCATCACAATAGTATTAGTGAGCATATCGTATTGTCTTATCTAATACAGGGCACAAGTAGAGGAGTGCTCCAAGAAACTAGCCGTCATAGGATAAATGTATCACCAACTGTGCAATCAACTAGATATACAATGTCTAATGTTATTAATGCTTATATACTTGGGCTAGAAATACATAATAGAAATATGCATAAATCATTCTTTACAAAAACTATACAGTCATTGGATATGTTTGCGTTAGAAGATCGTTCACTTATTGATTTAGAGATAGATGCTATGTGGGCAAAACTAACTATGTTCTTTTTACGTAATCCTAATTACAAAGATTATATATCTAAAGATATAGAAGAGAGCATAGAGTTTAAAGATTTTCAATCTCAAGTTGAATTCACTAAAGAGTACCAACATATGATGTCTCTTAAGCAAAAGAGAAACATTGGTGATCCATTCAAGTTTATTGTTACAGATAATTGGTCTGTTGACTTGGTACTTACATTCAATGCAAGATCATTGAAACATTTTATTGATTTGAGAGATTCAGGTGCTGCTTATTTTATGATTAGAGAATTAGCTCAACAAATAATTAAAGTTACACCAGATAATTATAGAACACTCATCACTAAGAGAAGCTAATAGAATGAACTATGGCTTTGCCTATTGCATGTAAGTCCATAGAAAAAAACAAAAGGATAGATATGAGTAAAAAAATTACACGTAAAGACAGAAACACAATGTTTCTATTAGAATTAGCAGCTGTTGACTTAGATAACATTATTGATGAACTAGGCGAGCTTAATTCAGTATTGAAATCAGAAGTTGTTGAGAATATGATTTGCAGTATAACTGTTAAACGTGACAATTATATTGAGCTTTTCGACAAGTATGTTGAATCGGAAGGCAAAGGTGAATTCTTTGTGGAGAAAATCAATGAAAATAGGTAGTTATTAAGACAGAAAAGAAGCAGAAGAAGCTATTAGTAATGTATTTACATCCATTGAGAAAGCGTTACTAAATAAAGATTTCTGTTGCTATTGAAGGCTTTGGTAGTTTTGGTACTTCGTTGCAAAAAAAAAGGCAAGACTAGTGTTGTGCCAAGAACAAATAAAAAGTACCAAACAAAAGACAAAATGGCTGTAAAATTTAAAGTTAGTAAAACATTAAAAGATAAAGCTGCAGGGTTAACAATCCAATAAGTAAGAGAGGATACAATTCCTCTCTTTATTTTTATTGTAATCACTTAGGTGATTAAAATAGAGATATAAAGGTTTAATATGAAAGTATTAAAGAAAAATGGTACATATGAACCATTAGATATTAGTAAGATATCTAAGTCTATTGAATGGGCATGTAGTGGTTTAGATAAAGTATCAACAATAGATATAGAAGCTAATATACAAATACACTTCTATGATGGGATTAAAACATCAGCTATAGATAAAATAGTTATGGACACTATCAAAGATATGGCTGATTTACGTAGACCAAATTATGATTTTGTATATGCAAGATTAATGAGCTTGAATATACGTAAAGAAGCTTTTGGTATATCAAAGAATGAAGACTTTAAGCATATAAAACTTATTATCAAGGATTTGATTGATAGAGGGTACTATGTAGATGATATTCTGAATTCATTTACAGACGAAGATTTAGATAAATTTAATGAGGTTATAGATCACAATAGAGATTTTACTTTTACAGGTGCAGGCATAGAGTATCTCAAAAAGAAATATACTATACATAACAAAGATGGTAGAGTAATTGAATCTCCTAATGTAATCTTTGCTGCTATAGCTTTGGTACTGCATCCAGGTAAAATTGATGAATGTATCGAATTTTATGACGATCTATCAACTTTCAAAATATCTTTACCTTCACCAGCTATGAACCATATAAGAACAAATGAATTTATTTTAGCTTCATGTACCAAAATTACAGTTGGTGACAACATTGATAGTTGGAATGAAGCTAGTAAAGCTGTGGTAAATCATACAGCAGCTAGTTCAGGTGTTGGGTTAGATTATTCACTAGTGGCATCTATAGGTGATATGGTCAAGAATGGCAAGATTAAGCATTCTGGGAAAGTACCACTACTAAAGAAACTAGAAGCTGATGTTAATGCTTCACAGCAAAATGGTAGAAGAGGTACAGGAACAGCTTTTATAGCATTCTTTGATCCAGAGATAGAAACAATACTAAATATAGCTTCACCAAGAACAGAAGCAAATAAACGTATAGTTAATTTATCTTATGGAATCAAAGTTAATCAGTTGCTGTATGACAGAGCTGCTAAGAATGAAGATATAACACTATTTAGTTCAAGAGATAGTTTGGTACTGTATGAGTTATTCACAAGTAAAAACTATGAAGAATTTGTTCTTGTTTATGAGGCACTAGAAGCAAGAGGAGTTAGCAATAAAAAGATTAATGCTAAGTATCTATTGGAACAATTACCAGAAGTCAGACAGGAGATAGGTAAACACTATATTGTTCATATCGATGAAATGAACAATAACACGCCATTTGATGAAGATATTATTCAATCACAAGCATGTGTTGAAATAGCTTTGCCAACGAAACCAGTTCAGTCGTTTCTACCAAATGACCCTTCTATAGCTATCTGTATTTTATCAAATGTGAATATGGGAAAAGTCAGCTTAGAGGAATTGCCATCGGTAACTAAATCATTGGTGTATATGCTTAATAACAATGTGCGTAAGCAAAATCATCCTATGTCACAATCGAATGCATTTGTTGAGCAATATATGGCTTTAGGCATTGGTGTATCTAACACAGCTTACTTCTTAGCTAAACAGGGAATCAGATACACATCTCCTAAGGCGCTAGAGGTTATTGATGAGTACATGGAGCACTTTACATACTATCTAATTAAAGCATCTATGGAATATGCAAAAGAATATGATTTTGTACCAAAGAAATTTGGATTGACTTCTTATAGCAGAGGTGTAATGCCTTATGAAAGAAGAAATAAGAATGTAGATAAATTATTAGAGCACAAGACTACTTTAGATTGGTACTGGTTAAAGAATCAAGTATTAAAGTATGGAATGGCAAATACTTGTTTGACGTCAATTCCTCCTTCGGAAACAAGTGCAGTTATTGGTGGACAAACTAATAGTATCTATCCTATTAGAGATTTGGTTTATACAAAATCATCTTCCAATATAGTTACAAAATTCTTTGCTCCTGAATGTGCCAAGCTAGCAGGTAATTATGACTTTGTGTATGACAGGGAAGAAGTTAATACTGGCTATCTAAAGGTTGCTGCTATTATGCAGAAATGGATAGATCAATCTATATCACTAGATGTATTTTATAATCCTGAGTTATATCAAGATAATAAAGTACCAATGACAAAATTAATTAGTGATTTATATTTCTGTAAAAAGTATGGAATAAAATCTATCTATTATCATAACGTTTATTCTCCAAACGAAGATGATAATAAATTAGTATGTACAGATTGTGAGGTTTAAAAATGAGTTTATTTAAAATGCAACATATAGATTTTACTAAAGAACCTTTGTTTTTTGGTACTGGAAGAAATATAGCAAGACTAGACTTGTCTATAGAGGAGTGGATAACTAAAGCTACAGATAGACTACAAGGAAAACTATGGTTTCCAAGTGACTTTGATTTATCACAAGCAAGTGTAGACTATGCAACTATGAGGGATGAATTAAAAGCTCTATATTTAAAGAATTTAGAGTTCCAACAAGAAGTAGATAGTTTAGCTACTAGAAGTGTTGTAGAAATGTTCCTACCCATTACAACTAATCCACAGATGGAAAGGTTTTGGGTACTGCATGGTTTTACAGAATCAATCCATTCATTAGCATATGCAGATATTGTTAAAGCTCTTCCAATTAATGCTGAGAAAGAGTTTGACACTATTATGGTCAATGATAATATTCAGCGTAGAGCCAGAATGATTATAGAAGTCTTTGAAGAATTGTACCAACAAAATGCAATGATGATAGCTGGGCATCCTGGATACAATATAGAGAAGCATAAAGAGTCTTTTGTCTTGGCTTTATATGGACTCAATATTCTTGAGAATATACTATTTGACACATCTTTTAATACTTCATTTGCATTTGCTAAGAACGGAATGATGGATGGACCAGCCAAGATAATTGCGAAGATTAATGCCGATTAACTATTAGTCGCTTTAGGCAGTAACGCCTATCGAAAACCTTGTTAAACGGGGAAACTCTGACCGTGTAATGACGAAGACAATCCCGTGCTAAATAAAAAGCCGAACGACTATCGAAAGCACATATGTGTTGAAAAAATACCATATGGAAGCGAGTAGAGTAGACTCAAGCGAGTCGAAAAGCAAGGAGCCCTACCAGGTTGTGCTGGGGGCTATGATATAGTCTAGCCTATATAGAAATATATAGCAGAGTTAAAAGCTCGATATTGCAAAGTAGCGATTGCAATATGAATACAAGCGGAACAATCACATTACGGTATGACTGTATATCTCATTAACAGATTAAAGAAGTCTAATGATTTAGGGTACATATTTGATAAGGTTGTCAATAGTGGCAAAGTTGAAACTATGTACAAAGAAGCTTATGAAGCTGATTTGGAATGGATAGATTACACATATCCAGAAGGAACAAGATTATTAGGTATAAACAATCAGTCTGCTAAGATTTATAGTCAATACAACACTTATAATGTTATGCAGGGTATTGGTTTGGTACCAACATTCATAAATAGAGTTGAAGAAAATCCAATGAAATGGCTAAATGAATTTAAGAATATTTCTTCTGTTCAAGTTGCACAGAAAGAAACATCAGGATTAAATTATTTAGTTGGTAGCATCAATAAAGATACTACAGATAGTTTCTATGAGAATCTTCAGGACATTTAAATGAATGCTAAAGCAGAGATAGCACATATTATGCATAGAATAAAGATGTGTGAAACATCAGATGCAGACATAATCTTAAAAGATAAATTGTGTACCAAACTTAGAAAAGAACTCAGAGCATTGACAGGTGAAAAGCCTGTCATAACTAAAAGTACAGCTGATGCTATAGTTGAACCAAGTGAAGGAGATATTGATGAATAAATATCAATGGTTCTTTATTGTTCATACGCTCATAGCTGAGGTATTTATTATACTGAATGCTATGAATAACTTTGGTTGGATCAAAATAAAATGATTCTATTTGAATTACTCGGCATATCACTAGTTGTTTTTTTAATATTAATTATTATGATTGTTTTGTTTGGTACTATCAAAAGTATTGGCTGGTACAAGGACAATCAAGACAAAGCTTCAGAAGAAGCCTTGCAAAGATTATTTAACAGTTAAAGCACCTCTCTTATTAGAGGAGGTGTTATAACTGCTTCAAGAGTGTCTATAGGTGAAGTAACAACACTTCTATATGAAATAGTATCAGCAACACCACTATTCTCAATGCTTAACAATGTCTGCATTGGAGTTGGAAGACCAGCTGATACACCTATGTAGCTAAGTGTAGCTCCAACAGGATGTTCGAGAATTAATCTTCCTTGTACCCCGATATTTTTAAATAAGTATTTTGTAAACATTTCAAACCCAAAGGTGTTAAAGAACTGAATCAATGGATTTTCATTCTTGTTGTACATTACAAATTCACTTGCTATTTTGCTATAAATCTCATCTTCACTCATGTTGCTATTTGTTTTTAAATGATTATAATATGCATATCTTGCAGAAGCATCTCCTAACTGAGTCATATCAAGAAGGAATCTAAAAAACTTTGTATCTGTATGAACATATACTGTTTTTACAATATCTCTCATAGCTGAATCCTCTGGTATTCCAAGTCTTGATGCTACCTTGTTTAATTTATCAAGTACCAAGTTTTTATCCTTCATATCTCTCACTGACTCATCGTCAACCATTGATGATATCAAACCTCTATTGTGAAGCTCGTACAGTGGGTTATTAAGCAATCTTTCCTTGATATGATTAATACGTCTGTTTAATCTATTGCTATTGTCTGACCCTCTTAAAACCTTTAATTTAGCTATCTCCCTTAAATCATTTTTTAAATCTTGCCAAAGTCTTGCTGCTGTAAAGAAATCTTTTGATGATTGAATAGGATTCAGTCCTTTTGCAACTAAATGAAAAAAGTTACTTAAGAAGTTTGAACCAACAACAAAAATATCTTTTATAACAAGTGTTGGCTTCAATATTTTTATAAAGTCTTCAAGATGATCCATTAGAAACAATGCACCTTTATATGCAGCTGGATTTTTAATTTTAAGCTTTTCTATAAACTCTCTTGTTCTTATATTTTGGTACCCAATAAAGTCATTAAGAATATTCGCTCTGACATAAATATCTTCAATGCCTTTTTTCTTTAACATATCCTTTGTGTAAGTTGGGAGCTTTTTCCATTCTTTTGAACCTAGAGATATATTATAAAATGCTTTCTTTTCAACATCAGTTGCTCTTTTATATTCTTCATTTGCTTCTTCAATAGCCATCATATTGTATTTTGCTCCAGCTTCAATCTCTTCCATATTTGAAAGATTTCCAACAAGTACATCAACAATATTATTGCTTTTTCTCAATGATGTGACCCTTATTGAGTTTGGTACTGAAATAACTCTCTCTAGGTTGTTGTAGTTAAACTCTCTTTTCACGCTATGAGAGTCAAGTCTATATGCATAAGTTTCTTTATCTGGAAGTTCCCTTGTATAGAAATCAGTATAAACACTTTCTTCACGTTTGCTTTCTGCATGAGTACCAATATCTGTTTTTGTATCAGCAATTTCTATGATTCCTTTAGTATAGGCTTTTTTATGTGTACCAATATATGCAAAAACAGAATCATCTTCTATTGAATAAATTTCTTTATATCCACTTCTTCTTAACCACTTCTTCTTTTTCTCATCATTTGTACTAACAACATCTGAATCAATATCATATTCAGCATGTTCGATTCCCTTAACGTAATATGTGGCATCATATTTTGATGCTATCTCTAATTGATGCTCAACTTGTCTTCCGTGTTCTTTCAAAACATTTTCTATTGCTTCTTTGTCTCTAGTTAACAACTCTGTTTTGTTCCACGATTCAACTTCTTTCAGCGCATACAATGTAACAAGTTCATCTATAACTGATGTATCTAAGTTTGGTACTGAAATTAGCTCAGGGTGCTGTTGAAAGTCTTCTTTCGTCATAAATTTACCAATCGAAATCAATGTTGGATTGAACATTTGATTTTTTAAATAAATCTTTTTATGAATCATATATTTAGCAAGACCCTTAGACTGCTGAATCACAGCATTAATGAACTTATCATGTTCTTGGTACTCAACTGAATCGTATAAAATCTCTTCAAGAATATCTATTCTATTGTTTATCTTATTCTTGTTAGACACAAGCTCAACAACTTTGTCATAGCTCATTGAATCAAGAAGCACATTGAGATCCGTATCAATTAGTAATTCTTTTAGAGTACCAAACTCATCTTCTTTATAACTCTTCAGCATATCCTTCAGAACAACTCTTAATGCTTCTTTTTCTGCATTTCTCTCAACATCATTGACTTGCTTGATGTAATTAAATAGTTTATAGAACTTTCTATATTTTTCAGGCTCTACAGAGTCAACTGTTGAGTGGTACAAATCCATAACAAACTTGATAAGACTCGCTGACCTATTGTCTTTGTATTTCACATAGGCTGTAGCTAATGCAGTATTCCCATCTAATCCATTTAATACTCTGTTTTTAAAATCATTGTGCCCAACTGAAATAATCTTTTTTAACCAACCAGAAGATGAGCTATTTAGGTATGTCATTAAATCAGCGTATTTTGATTTATTATATGAATTGTTTTGTATTGCAGTTTGAATCTCAACAGCTTTGTTGTATGTACCAAGTAAAACATCTTTGTAATTCTTTCTTTGTCTGTAGTTATTGTAGATTCTGTTTATCATAGCAATAACTTTATTTAAGACCTTATAGAAAAGTTTTACTATTTTTAGTTTTGCCTCAGAGGTATCTATTTTTCCAAACAATTGAGAATCAACATTTCCATCTAAATTTACAATAAAGCTATTTAGTTTTGGATTTGTCATTGCATATATAAAAAACTCTTCTGTTTTGTTAACAGCTTTGCTATCTACGGAAAATAAATACTCATATAATCTTTCACTTGCCTCTAGTGTTGTTTTGGTACTGTCTGATGCAAATATATGTTTTCTATTTTCATCTTTTAGAAGTTCCTTGTATACAGCATCTTTTAGTTTCGCAACATCATGTAGAAGCTTCTTGTCTTTTTTAAAGGCTTCTCTTAATCCCTCATGCATCATTTCGTGAGCTATAAGTTCTTTTGTTGACTGAATCATTGTTGATGCTGTTGAATTAAAGATACCTATATGTCCACCACCTTTAGAGTACCCAAAAGCTTGCTTGCTTGTTTCACCAACATCTACTTTTATCTTTCCGTATTTAGCAATAACACTATTGATCATATCTTGAATAATTTTATCCAATGAATGAGTACCAAGATTTACATCACCATAAATACTAGATAGACTCTCTCCCTTGAAGAGAGAGTCAAAGAACTTTAAAGATTCATCCTTTGAGCTTAAAGTTGTTTGTTGATTGGTACTGCCTTCATCATACAATGAAAATTGAGTATACACATCTTCTGCAGTCTTGTTGTCTGATTTACTATCACCATCAGTTCCAGTTGGTTGACCATCACTAAACATTTCCTCGTTTATTATCTTTTCTCTTGTTAGGTCATTTTCTTTATTAAGCAAATTGTGCACAATCTTCTTGTAAAGTTCTTCTGAAAACATCTTATTGTCTTTATTGCTAGACTCTGATTCTATCAATTTAATAGTTTCTTCATCTAACG